GCCCAACCAATGAGGTGTAACCGATGGGTAAGTCTACTGCGATTGCGGTACCGATGCGATCCGCGAGCAATCCGCTGGAGCTTCTCCAGTACGCGATTGACCACGGAGTCGGCACCGCGGAGTTGAAGGAGATGATGACGATGGCCGACGACTGGCGACGCCAGCAAGCGGCCGAGAACTATGGCAACGCGATCGCAGCATTCCAAGCGGAATGCCCACAGATCATCAAGGAGCACCTGGTCAAGTCCAAGGACGGCAGCGATCGCTACCGATTCGCACCGCTCGAAGACATCGACACGGTGGTTCGGCCGATCATGGCCAGGCACAAGATCAGCGCGATGGGTGAGATGCTGACCGAAGGCGAGATGTTCAAGGTCACCTGGCGGATTCAGGTCGGCAGTCACTTCGAGGACAAGCGCTTCAGTTTGCCGAGGCCGGACATTCGCGAGCTGGCCAAGGCGATGTACTGCAATGAGGCGCAGGCCGCGATTGCAGCGCAGAGCTACTTCCGGCGCACGACTTACGCAATGGCGCTGAACATCGTCGTCGCCAAAGAGGACAACGACACCGCGGCGCTGGGTGACGTGCTGTTGATGAACGAAAAGCAGAAGACCGAGCTTGCGGACCTTATGCAGCAAGCGAACATCAGCGAGGAGCGGTTGTTGAATTGGATTCAGAAGGGATTGCCACCAGCCGAGCGGAGTCTCGGCAAACTGACGCAGAACGACTTCGACCTGATTGTGAGCACCTACAAATCCAAACACGGAGCCCAGCAATGACAACAACTCATGCTCGTACTGAAGGAGTCTGAACGATGAAGCCCTACTTCTGCGAACAGTACAGCCCGGAATGGTGGAAGCTGCGGCGCGGCTTCCCCACTGCCAGCGAGTTCGACTCGATCATCATGCCCAAGAAGATGGAGCTATCCCAGGGGCACCGCCGATACATCGCGAAGCTGATCGGCGATCTGCTCGACACGGCTTACCCCCAAATGGACGATCGGGCGACGGCCGCCATGAAACGCGGGACGATCTTGGAGCCAGCCGCACGGGCCCTATACGAGTGCTGGCGCAACGAGCCGGTGCAACAGGTCGGCATTGTCTTCGACGACACCGGACGCTTTGGGTGCTCTCCTGACGGCTTGGTGGGCACGACGGGATTGTTGGAGCTAAAGAGTCCGACGCCAGCCATTCATGCCGAGTGGGTTCTCGCCGACGAGTTCCCCAGCGATTACCTGCCACAGTGCAACGGGCACCTGGCAATCACGGGGTTGCCCTGGTGCGACTTTATGAGCTACCTGCCAGGCAGCCCGCCATTCATCAAGCGATTGGAACGCAACGGCTTCACCGAGAAGTTGGAGAAGCTCATGGAGGAGTTCGACGTGAGGTATCGCGAGGCGCTGGCCAAGTTCGGACTGGCCAGGCCGATCAACGTGAAGGAGGAATCCCCGCTATGAAGCTGTCACCTGAGCTACGCTCCTACCTGATTACCGCCGAAGCTCAGTTTACCGGCGCGGTGTGCGCGATCATGGCTGAGAGCAAGGCTGAGGCGGAGGACTATGCCCGAATGTTCTTCGACGCCGATCCTCGGAAGGCCGGCGACCAGCCTGAAACGACTGCCTACTTCAAATCGGTGCTCTTGGCGACGGCCAAGACCGCCGTCCGTATCCTGGAGGGCACATGAACAAGAGGCACGACGGCCAGGTCGGGGAGAAGCTGCTCAGCGAGCGCCGAGCCAGGGCGATGATCGGCGGCTTCCCGGTGCCACGGTGGGTTGTGTTCTGCGAGGCTATGCTCGCCAAGCGGTACCGGGTTTACCTCCGCGAGGCCCTGAGCACTTACTCGAAGCACATCAGCGTCGTCAGCAACGGGCGCAAGTTCAAGGTTCGATTCTCGAACCATCGACCCAGCAGCGCCGGATTCCAGATGGGTGATTGCGACTTCTTCGTCGGGATCACCCAGGCCGGAATTGCGACCACCGAGGACGCGATCAAGGCGACGATCGAGCACATGGAGGGCAAAGATTATTCTTGAATTCGCTTGACGAGCGAGGGGCGCAGGATTAGATTCATCCCCTGTCGCCCAATCGACTCGGAATTTCGGAACGACCCCCGTCAGTGTGCGCGTCTTCTCGATTGGGCGACGAGATTAAGCCACGCGGCGGGGGTTTTCTCTTGGAGGCACTGATGCCAGACGATCGCAACCCCATTTCGCCGCCGGCAATCGTCAAGCCGGCCCATGACCTGGTGAAAGTCACCGAACTACTGAAGAAATCCGAGATTCATCGCCGGCGATCAATTGCCGAGACCATCCTTGCCGGCGAAGCCCTCATTCGCGCGAAGGCGCTCTGTCCACGCGGCTCCTGGCTACCGTCCCTGGCGTCTCTCGCCATTTCCCCAGCGACCGCGGCCCGCCTGATGAACGTCACCCGTGCGTTCTACAACGGCATGAAGCGCGGCAAGCTACCAGCCCTCCAGCAGATCATCGAGGTTGCCGGCAACCCGACGACAGCGCCGGACACCGAACCGGCCGAGCGGCCGATTAAGGCAACTGACGCTGACGACGCCGTGCTCGCGCTGCTCTACTGCGATCGGTGCTCGCGCACGGGCCCTACGAAAGAGTGTAAGAAGTGTCTCAAGACGAGAGAGTCATGCCGACGACGGGCCAACAGGGTCCGCAAGACCGGCAAGCTGCTATTCGACTGGTCGAAGAAGCTGGATAAGCCGCTGGGCATTATGATTCGAGCCTCGGACGAGTTGGTGCGCAAGTACGAGTCCGAGCGTGACAGCGAGTATCACAAGAAGGCTGAGAAACTCTTGAGGTCCCTGGTCGAGGTGATTGACGAATGGAAGCACAAAGTTCTTGGCTCCAAGAGCTAGAGACACTTTGGCCCCACCAGGCGGCTTCAATCGACGCGATAGATGCCGCAATCGGTGCCGGCCACAAGAACATCCTCCTCACCATCCCGACGGGTGGCGGGAAGACCCGCATCATGCAGGTCCTCGCCAAGACGTTCGTCGAGATGATGAAGCGAGTCAGTCTCTACACCAACCGACGACTCCTGATCGAGCAAACCTCGGCTGTGATGATGGCCGCTGGCATCTACCACGGGGTTCGAGCCGCCGGCTATCCCGACGAGCGGGACCATCCCTTCCAAATCTCCTCGTTCCAGACTGAACACGCCAGGTCGATCAAGTCCGGGCATTGGGAGCTTCACGACGCCGATCTGGTCGAGGTCGATGAGGCCCACCTCCAGAAGGGCGACACCGCGATCGAGATATTCCGACGACACCAGGAGAGCGGTGCCGTGCGGGTCGGCTTCACTGCGACGCCGGTGGACCTGGACGGTATGTACGATCACCTGATCGTCGGCGCTCGTGTCAGCGAGCTTCGCAAGTGCGGTGCTCTGGTGCCGGCCTACAACTACGGTCCCGACGAGCCCGACCTGAAAGACTTCAAGCGCCAGGGCAAAACGATCGAGGCGGCCGAAGACTTGAACCCCTGCGACCTGAGCGAGAAGGCGATCCGGCAACTCATTCCGCCGGCCGCAATCTTCGGCCGAGTGTGGGATCACTTCAACCTCTACAACCCTGATCGCCGGCCGACTCTGCTCTTTGGCCCCGACGTGGGCGGCTCGCTGTGGTTCGCCAAGAAGTTCACCGAGAACGGGGTGCGAGCGGCGCACATCGACGGCGACAGTGTTTGGATCGACGGCGAGCTTCACCAGGGCAACGCGGCGATAGGTGTCCGCAATGATCTTCTCGTCGAGAGTAAAGCCGGCAAGCTGCCGGTGATCTGCAACCGCTTCGTGATGCGTGAGGGGATCGACGCTCCCTGGCTGAGTCACGGCATATTCGCAACGATCTTCTCCTCGATCCAGAGCTACCTCCAATCAGGCGGCCGCTTCCTGCGAGCTTGCGACGGCAAGACCCACTGCACCATCCAGGACCACGGCGGCAACTGGTGGCGTCATGGCAGCCTCAACGCCGATCGTGAGTGGGACCTCCGCTCGACCAGCCGCTCGGTTTACCGGATGAGGGCCGACGCGATCCGCGAGGGCAAGGAGCCTCGACCGTTCCGGTGCCCAAAGTGCGGCCGCACCTGGAACCGCGGGCCAGCCTGCCCGACGGCACACGGCGGCTGCGGCTTCGTGTGCCAGCCCGGCGAGAAGTTGACGCGGCCAGTTATCTCGACCGACGGGACGCTGCGCGAGATGAGCGAGGTGATGTTCAAGCCGCGGCGCATTTGCACGATGCGCGACGGCATCTATGACTGGAAGGTTATGCTCAAACGCGGGCGCTCAAAGGGCGGCCGCAAGACGTTTCTCCAGGGCGAGGCGCTCTTCGCTCGCGAGCACTATGGCCAATATCCCGATCGCAACTGGCCAGGAATGCCGATCGACAAGTACGACTGGCAGCGTTACATGGATGAGGTCCCCGACGACCGATTGAGGTGAACAATGGCATTCCAAGACGGCGACTCTTATTCTGGCTACACGCTGTTCCCGCGAGGGGCCCAGGTGTGCTCGTCTGCGATCAAAGATTCTCCCGTCGTTGCCCTGATTCTCGACGACGTATGCGACTTCAATGGTCGCCCCGTCGAGCAATTCGCAGTGATGTTTCCTCCCCTGGTCGCGATTGAGTTGTCGGCGCACCTGCGCGACGCGGCCGCTGTCCACCATTCGGCGAATGGGCCGATGTCGGGCCTTCGAGCCGGCGACACTCTGCCGACGATGCCACCATTCGTAGACACTTTCTCGATCATCGGCACCTCGGACGGCAACGCGGACGCAATCGCGATCGCGATTCGCACCCATGACACCGAGACGCCGTTCATGCTCAACCCCAAGATGGCCGAGCAACTGGTGATCTGCTTGAACAAAGCGCTAGCCAAGCTGCGCGAACGTGAAGCACAACGCAATTGACCCCTTACCAAGGAGACCGCGATGGCGAAGAAGGCGAAGACCAAGGGGCGGCGCAAGCGGGTGGCGTATCTGCCTGGCATGGAGCCGCCGTCGATCCGAGCGATCGACAACGCCGCCGACATCTACTACGACCGGATGATGGAGCGGACGGCGCTCTCGAAGAAGGAGCACGAGGCGATGGAGAGTTTGGTCGAGAAGATGAAGGAGCACAAGATCGACCGCTACGAGACCGCCCAGGGGCTCGTGGTCGAGGTCACATCGAAGTCCAAATGCACCGTCAAGAAGAAGAAGGAGGTGAAAGGAGATGGTGATGAATAAGGCAGTGCTGCCCTGCGGATGCACGTCATGGATCGACACTGACCGGACGCTTCAACTTCGTCAATGCGACGACGATGATTGCCCGATCATGGCTGCGATTAGTCGGTGGTTGGCCGTGCGTGCGCCGAACTTGCCGATGATCGACGCGACCGACGATGAGCGCCGCCTGGGGCGCTGCTTGACGACTGAGGAGCTTGATAACCTCGTGAAGCGCCAAACGGAGTGGAACTAATGGAGCCGAATCGCAATTGCCGAGAGTGCGGCAAGCCGGTTGTTTTTGTGCAGTCGGCCGTGAGTCGTTCGATCATCGTGCTCGACCCGGAGCCGGCGGCGAACGGCAACATCGTCCTGAAAGACGGCGAGGCCCACTACATCAAGAAAGATGATCTTTTCGAACCGCGACCGGAGGGCGAGGTCCGCTATGTCTCGCACTTCGCGACCTGCACCAACCCGAAACGATTCCGCAAGCGCCGAGTGTAGCCACATGGACGTTGATGTTCCGACTGGACCGCCCAGCCGCGAGGAAGTCGTTGACGCTCTGCGCCGCGTCGGCATGGACGGGTGGGTGCGTCAATTGGTCCTCATGGTGCAACTGGCGGCCGAGCTTTACCCCGAGGAGATTCGAGCGGCGCTGGCGCATGTCTTCGACTGTTCAGCGGCGCTTCAAAGGATGGAGCAGATCGTCGTGTTGGCCGCCAGGATCGAGGCGAAGCTGGAAGACGTTCATAGTCTGGCGTACGGGATCGAACGGTCGAACACCGTCGCCAGATTGACCATGCTGGAGAGTCGGGTGCAAAGTGCATCCGAGTATGTTCGAGAGTTGGCCGCCGCGCTGAAACGCGCTGGCGTCCTCAAAGACAAAGGACCGAAGAATGAGCAAGCCAACCGAGGGCGGCAAGATCGTCCGCGATCCTGAAGCCGTGGCGATCGACCAGATCAGCCGGGCGATGGCGCGACTAGAGCCGATGAGCGCCGCCGCTGTGTACTCCTGGTACCGGCGTCGCTTCGCCATGTACGATCTGGCCAACGCTGACAGCCCCAACCCGCCGATCAACGCCAAGGCATGAAAGTCATATCTGAATCAACCCTGACGCTCTTTCGGGCACCGGGCCCGTGCGAGCGATGCGGCCGATCGGTCCAGCGCCGTGATCCTCACCACTGCTTCGTGAAGCGGGGGATGGGCGGCGGCCGCCGGATCGATCTGGCCGAGAACCTCATCAGCCTTTGCTGGGAGTGCCATGACCAAGCTGAACGATCCCCCCACGTCAACCGTCGCTGTCAGAACGTCATCGCAGCCAGGATCGGCGTCAGCGCCGAAGCCCTCCGCACCTGGTTCCGAGCCGTCGTCAACACTGTCAAGGGCCCGCTGCCGGCGAGGCCCTGGGAGCAACCTGATGAAGCCGCCACCTCCGCCAAAGCACGGCACCGCTCGACTGGAAGGCGGAATTCTGACGATATGGGTAGAACTCCACAACGACCCGGCGCAACTGTACGAGCGGAAGTATTACGTCACCAAGCTGGCCAACACGCCGGCGATCCCAGGCCCAGCGATTCAACTGGCGGCCCTGGAGCGGTTTGGGCGAGCTTCTAAGCGGTTCGTGTACACCGTGGCGATGGACCACTTTGGGCCGACGTGCACCTGCGGCGACTTCGAGTTCCGACGTGCCAATGAGCGCCCTGAGAACGCTTGTAAACATATCAAGGCAGCCTTGGCCACTCACCTACTGGAGCGATGATGAGCAATCACGCCAAGAGCAAGATCGTGAAGCCAATCAAGGTGCACGGCGGCAAAGAGTACCTGGCGAAGACAATCGTCAACCTGATGCCGCCGCGATGCAAGAATCCGAACAAGCCGAGCAATCGCGACAAGGGTTGGCTGCACTACGTCGAGCCCTACTTCGGCGGCGGTTCGGTCATGCTGGCGCTGAATCCCGAAGGGATCAGTGAGGTCGCCAATGACCGCAACAGGAACCTCATGTGGTTTTGGGAGACCATGAGCAGCCCAGGTCTATTCGCGGCCTTCCAACGACAAGTGGAGGGGACGCCATTCTCGCAACAGGTATACCGTGCCTGCAAAGCGCGTCTCGCTCACAGCGCCGGCTTGACCAATCGAGCATACGACTTCTTCGTCGTCGCCCGCCAATCTCTCGCCGGCCGCCTGTCCGACTTCGCGCCCCTCAGCAGGAACCGGACGCGCCGAGGCATGAACGAGCAAGCGTCGGCCTGGTGGAACGCGGTGGACGGTTTGGCCGCCGTCTACCAGCGAATGCGCCGCGTTGTCGTCTTTGGCGAAGACGCCTTATCTGTCATTCGTCGCGAAGATGGTCCGCGAACCTTATTCTACCTCGACCCGCCGTATTTGCACGAAACACGGGCAACCACCAACGAGTACGGCGACGACGAGATGAGCAAAGAGGCCCATGTCTCACTACTGACGACTCTGGCAAACATCCGAGGCCGATTCTTGCTGTCAGGCTATCGGAACAATCTCTACAAGATGTAGGCGAAACGCTTCTCGTGGCGGCGGGCAGACTTCCAGTTGCCCAACAATGCCGCCGGCGGCAAAACCAAGCGGCGAATGGTCGAGAGTGTGTGGATGAACTACTAGGAGAGCACCATGTTTAAGTCGCACGAATTGTCGGACCCCAATAGCTGCCTCAATCGGGCGGCTGGCGACGAGATGATCTTCGTCCTTCGCGCCAAAGACCCAGCGGCCGCCTCGGCGATCCGGTCTTGGATCGGTTTCAGGGTCGCCTTGGGAATGAATAAACCGCTTGACCAGAAACTCGTCAGCGCCGAGGCGTGCGCCGTCGTCATGGAGAACCAGTGTATCTCTCGGCACACGGGCTTCGGCATCGACAATAAGCAACCTGACCGTGGCATTGCGTTCGGCGGGATCGGCAACGAGACGAAAGGGTAACAATGGACGAACTACTCCACGATCGCGTCCAGCAACTCAAAGAGATTCAGGATCGGATCGACCGGCTTAACGGCATGACGCCTGAGTGCATCGTCCGCGAGCTTGCAGTGCTCCGCTGGGACCTCGCCGCCATGATCCGGGCCGCAGAAGACGAATACGAGGCATTCTAATGGCATCGCCAACGTCTCGAACCCTGGCCACACTTCGCAAGATGGGCGCTCGCGCTCAGGTTGTGGAGAAGTTCATCGTCCGCGTCAAGCAGCGGGTGGACCTGTTCGGCTTCATCGACATCGTGGCGATGAGTGAGCATATTGTCGAAGGCTCCTTCGGGATTATCGGCATCCAGGCTTGCGCCGCTTCGAGCCATGCCAATCGACGCACCAAGATCATCACGACGCCGGAAGCCGTCACCTGGCTGAAGCTCGGCGGCAAGATTCAATTGTGGTCTTGGGGCAAGAAGGGTCGCGGCAAGCGGAAGGTGTGGACTCCCAGGATTGAGACGATCAAGCTGAGCGACATCTGGCGGGAGAGTGAAGTCAAAAGGCCCCGCGTGGTGCGATCACGCGGGGCCCCCTCTTGAAGCACTGGACCCTGACAGGTCTGATGTGCACGGGCATCTTAACAGCCCCCGCTCCTGACGGCAACCCTGACATAGCCACCAGTTTGGCAAACTGCTCTGCCGCGGCGACCATCACCGGAAACGGTAGGTAAGCGGCGCTGGTTTAACCAGCCTCAGGCACCGCATGGGTGCTATTGGTTCGCGCACCGGCAAAGTGTACGACGAACGGCCGGGTGTCCCTGTTGGGGCTTGCGACGCGGCGTAGGGGTTTAACCTCGCTGGACCGCGACAACAACAACGCAGCGGGGCGGCTCTTTTAGCCGCTACCGGCCCCGGATCACGGGGTCGGTGCGCGCCAGCGGCAGTGAGGTTAAGTATGAGTCGATTCTTGAGACTTATCCGCGAACAGCAACGACATTCACGGGAATCACCGAAGCCGGTCTATGTTCGCCCTTGCACTCGCGGCAAAGTCGAATGGAAATCCACTACGAATGAAGTTGTGGTGGTTTTCAGTCGAGCGTATTGCCCGGAGTGCCTCCATCTGCAACGGCGATCCCGTGGCGATATTTGTGTGCGTTGCGGATGTCCCACGACCGCTGGAACTCGAAAAGAGTGCAGCCGGGCAGTCGAGGGGATTATCTCTAAACGACGTGCTGATGGGAGGCAAACCGATCGCCCTGGGCGCGTCCTCGGTTGCCATAAATGCCTCCGGTTGTTCGAGGTTGATCGGCCACCAGCCGGAGGCGTTTGCCCAGGATGCCAAAGGCCACCCGTGAAGATGCGCAGGGCGAGATTTGCTGCGTGGCTCAAAGTAAGCCACAAAGCCAAATGCCGGCTAATTGGATTGCGTCACAAGGCGGCCGCCATAATCAGGAAAGCCCAAGAGAGCGGCAAGTCGGACAAGGAAGTCTACCGTGAGTACCTGTCATCTGATCTGTGGAGGGTTATTAGGTCTAGGGTGTTGGCGCGAGACCTACACGAATGCCAGGCTTGCGGCGCAAAAGCGCAATGTGTTCACCACCGCTCTTATGGTCGAGATGTTAAGAGAGGGGACAACGACGCCGAGTTGGCTTCTTTGTGCAACGGCTGCCATACATTCATTCACTTCGACGGCGACCGCAAAATGACTCTGGTTGAAGCCAACCGTCGCCTCGACGCCAGAGTTCGCAGTAGAGTTATTTCTTCTTCGGCTTCTCAGCTTCCCTAGTGCGTTCTCCGAACGGCCCAAACGATTGCGACAGGCGCTCCCAAAATGTTCTATCCCCCTTCGGCTTGTCAGCCCCGACCATCGCAGCATAAAGCGGGTTGAGATTCGCCAGGGCGGCACCAACGTCTTGCACAGTCTGACTCGACCCCTTCTCAGGCAAGCCCTTCTTGGCCGCGGCCGCTTGGCCCTTCGGTGTCTGCGCCGTCGAGACCTTCGGGGCGACTCGGTGCCCCATCATGTTCTCGCCGGTCGCTGCGGTATGGATCGCTTGGACCAGCGGACCAGCGACGAAGTGCTCGCCAGTGAGCTTCCAGTCTCGCACCGCTTTGTCGAGCATCTCGCCCGACGACTTACCGCCATTGATGTACGCCTCGATCAGGGAGTTGAGGCCGATCGCCCGCCAGCCGCGGCGGAGGCCGGTAAACGCCAACGGGTCTATGTAGTGCGTCTTGCCGTCTTCATCGTCCCGCGTCTTAATTGCGAACGGTGGAGTGCCCTTGGGAAACGCCTGGCCGAAGTTGATCGAGTTGAGCACAGGTCCAACCGTGAGGAACGGCATGAGCTTCAAGGCAGCGATCGCTCGGTTCTTGGCGGCCGAGGCGACGCCGGTGTCTGGGGCGTTCGGCATCAGAAGCGCCTTCTTGGCTCCTTGCGTCGTGAACGTCGCGGCCGCCGTCGCGAAGGGCTGAAGTCCCATATCTTTGATGAACTGGACCAACCGGCTCCCAGCGCCGGCCTGGTAGTTGCCCAGCGCTTGGTTGATAAAGTCTCGCCGGGCCGTCTCAGTATTCGGCTTGAGTCCCTGGCGCACCAGTGAGGTGTATGCGGTGTCGAGTTGCACGCGCACCGCCTTCTGCATCGTGTCGATGAACTTCGAGGTGAACTTGCCGACCCAGGCGGTTGGGTCTTTCGCCTCCATGCCAGCGCCGAGAATGCCAGGTCGAGCGTCGTGACCGAACGCTGCGCCGATCTTGGCAAGCTCGTACACCCGTCGCATTATCTCAGGCTCGCCCTGCCACACCTTCCAGGCATTCGCGAAGGAGTCCTTGAGGTTGTAGATCGGGGTGCCCATGCCCTCCTGGAAAAGCGCCGTGAAGTGATTGCCGGTGTGCGTGGCAAGCTCGACCGGCGTCATCAGGGCGATCGCGGTGATCTTGTCGTTGACCACCTTCAACGCCTTGGCGAGAAGCACCTGACCGGGCCGATCGCTGATGCCGAGGCCCTGCACGAAGTCCTGGTACGTCTCCGGGTTGGCCACATAGCGGCCTTTGGGGTCAAGGCCGGGCAATCCGTGCGCCGGACTGATCGGAAGCGCTCGCCACCCTTCCGGTGCCTGTTGGCCCTTATCGAGGTTGAGCAGCGTACCACCTTCGAGCGCCGATCGAGCCCACTCGGCTCGACGGCCGGCAGCGGTGCCGAGTTCGAGAGTCCTCTGCATCATGTGCCGCAGGTCGATGTCGTAGGCGTCAGCGGAGAATTGCGCCTCTTTCGTGAACCCTGGCTTGCGGAGCCGCAGGTTGGCCAGCGTCTCCTTCCGGCCGACTTTGACGACTCCTTGGGTCGGGTTGTCTTCACTCAGAGCGATCAGGTTGAGCGGCAGACCAGGCTCCTGGGTCGGCGAGTCGATCGCGTCGAACGGGTCGAGTCCCATGACGCCGCGAAAGTTCTTCTCGACCTCTCGGGTCCACTCTTGTTTGACTGCCTCGAAGAACGAGTACATGCCGTCCAGGTTGTCCTGGAAGACCTTCTCGCTCGTCAGCGGCGAATCAGGCTGCCCGACCAACGTCGGAATATGGGACGTGTCTTTGCCCATGCGATCGAGTTCTTCACGGGCCCAGCGGAAGCGCCGCTCGATCCACACAGCGCCGGCCAGTTGTGCCTGGGCGTCGGTGAGTTCGCGGAGTGGCTTGCCGTCGATCTTGAGGATGCGGCTGTAGTAGTCCCAGCCGGCCTTGGCCGCGTTGGGTGCATTGGCGACCTGGGCGAGCTTCTCGCCGGTCAGTCGATCGAGTCGCGTCGTCGCTGGGAACGCCTGCTGAGCGAACGCTTTCAGGCCGTCTCGGAGTTGCTGGTACCAGCTTCCGGTGGCGTTTCCTCGCTGGACGGGTTGAGGCTGGATTCCGACTCCGACTCCTGGGGCACCTGCGCCGGGGAGCCTGGCAGGGACTCCACCGGCGGAGGCACCGAGGCCGAAGTCCGCGGCGCGTTCATCGCCTTCATCCACCCCAGCCGCCTGCTCGCTGCGGCTAACTTCTGCAACTTCTTGGGGAGAGTGCCCCGCTTGAATCGCCTCCCTCGCGGCATTGTCAACCTCCTTCACTGCGGCGTCGATGTCTCCGAACGCTGCGCCAACCCGAGGCTCGACCCCAAGGTGCTCGGCAGCCATGCTGACAACATCAGGGTATTCCTCGCCAAAGAGACCGTTAGCGCCGGCCAGGTCTTCGACGAAGTTCTTCAGTTTCTTGCGGAACGTCCGCGGCTCGAACGCATTGTCGAGCAAGAAGTCGAGCATCATGCGGCCGCCCGGGCTGAGTTCCTCAGCCATACCGCCGAACAAGCCACGCTGGGCGAGCACGTTGTCGGCATCGGCGATCGACCTCATCTTGTAGTTACGCGCCCACACATTGAGCGCCTCATTCAACTGCGGGGCGATGTTTGCAGCCGGGAAGTCCCGCATCGTCAAGAGTAACTGCGGGATTACTCCCTCAATCGACTGCTTCGGGCGGCGCATTTCCTCGCCCATTCGCTCGATCAGGTCGGCCGGAATGATCTTGGCCAGGAGCATGTTGCGAACGAGTTCGACGCCGGCGTCGGTCAATGTGGCATCTTCATTGAAGAAGCGAGCCCGCTCTTGAGGCGGCAGCTCGGATCGGAGTCGCTCGCGGAACGCTCTGCCGCCTGGTTGCGTGACCGCTTCGGAGAAGGTCGAATCGCCTTCGAGACGCATGGCGTCGATTACTTCGGGAGTGATGAGTCGGCCGAGACTGGCGGCCGCTCGCACCGGCGACTGCGCTTGGGTCATGGACACATTGCCGGCGGCGGCAAAGGTTCGAGCTTGATCGCTCCGCGGGTCCATCTCAACGACGCGATAGAGCACCGGGTTCTTCATCCCCTGCACGTCGTCGGGATTGATCCCGTACTGGTCCAGGTTCTTGAGTAGCTCGCTCTTGTACTTGCCGTAGGTGCCCCGGTCGATCGCCCGCTCAAGGGACATTTGGCGACCGTTGCCGTTAATCACGGTGCCGTCCGGCGTGATCGTCGGCGGTCCCTCGCTCGCCGCTGGGTGCTTGTTGATGAGCACGGCCGGTTCGATGTCGCGAGCGATCCGATCGACCTTCTCTTGTTCACCTGGTGCCGAGTAGTCCCGCGGCTGGAGGCTCTTGGGATATTCGGCGTCCGGGCGCTCGCGAAGGCTGCCGTTGCCACGCACCTGGTGCGACGCTCGAACGTCGTACGCATCTCGAACCTGGTACCGGGCTGGGATGCGTCCGCCGTTCGGAAGCACGATGTTGGTTAGCTCGTTGCCGGCGGCTTGACCCCCACGGGTATTGGCAACCTCACCTCCGGGACGTGCGGCGGGAGCTTCCCGGGCCCCCGGCTCCTGATTCTCAATTGTTGGAGGGCGCTCTGGTACGCTGGGCTCGCCGGAATCTTGAACGGGTGGCGGCTCGCTGGCTTGACGTTTGGCAGCTTTGCGGCCATAGCCTTTAGGCCACTCGCCGCGGCCGATAGCTTCACCAATGCGGGTACGGTCTTCATCGGTCAGCCTCCCCTTCTTGTTGATGTACTTCTCCCAGGCTTTCCAGCGCTGCTGAGTCTCGGACGCTCGGCGCTTGAATGCCTCGATCGCTTCCGGCTCCAGGTTCGAGAGTTGTCGAACGTCTGTGACCTTGCCGGCTTCCACCAAGTCGGCCGCCTGGTTGCCCTTCACCTCGGCTTCGACCCTGGCCTTGTAGTCCTCGGGGAGTCCCATCTTCTCGATCGCTGAATTGATCCGCTTCCTGATCGTCTCGTGGCTGACGCCGTGCTCAGTCGCGATGTCGCGGAGCGACCGGCCCCCTCCAGGAGCTTCCGGGTTCCACGCCAAGAACGCGGCCCCCTCGTCCGCGCTGACGCCATGCGATCGGAAGATGTCATCGAAGGAGACAGGACTACCCTTGAGCGCCGCCTCATCGAGCGCCTTGTTGGCCTTGGCAATCCCGTGCTTGGCTCCGATGTCGGCGAGCATATCATCGAGCGACGACGGCTTGCCGCGACCGTTCTTGCCGATCGGAATACGCTGGAGCTTGCCGGCGTTAGGCCCCGTCGTGCGGATGAACTCGGCTTCGGTGGCGTCCGGGTACGCCTCGCCAAGGGCCCGGACGATGCCCTTCAGTGCGCCCGTGCCGATGTCTTCGTCGGTGGCGACGCTCTTGATCTTGAGTCGATCGCCTTCACGCTCGACCGTGATCCCGCCAATCTCTTTGCCAGCCGAGTCGAGCACCGGGTGCCTGGCCAGGTTCTCGCCGACCGCTTGCGGTTCGCCCAACTGGTGGGTGCCGCGGCGCTCCTGGCGAATCTGCGGCTGTTCGACCGGTGGGCCATGCTGCGCCTCCCACACGAAGGCTTCGTCGCGAGCTTTGGACAACTCCCGGGCTTGGTCTTTGAGCTTGCGGTCGATCTGCGGAGCCGAGAAGCCCATGTTGTTCAGCCGCTTCTGCTCGACCTGAAACTCCCTGGTCAGGCGATCGGCCCGCTGCCTGGGGTTCTCCTCGCCGACCGGTGCCTGGGGGGCCTCGACCTGAAACCCCATCTTCTCGGCGACCGACCTCGGAATTGGGCCAACCGGCCCCTGGACCATGACATCGCCATTGGGAAGTACGCTTCCCACCGGAGGAGGGCCATTTGCGGACTCTGGCCGGCTCTGTGGCGCGTCCGGGGCTACTTGCGGCCGATTGACGGCTGGCTGCGGCTGCGCTCCCTGTGGCGTCTGTGGCGCTACTCGTGGACGCTTGGATACCTTTTCCGGGATTGCCGCGATCATGGCGTCCAAGAGGGCTTGGTCGGACGCTGGGGAGCCTGGTGCCCATTTCCCGGCCCGGCGGATTGCCTGAGCCTCTTGGAATGTCAGGGGTTTGGTCGGATCGACGAAGCCGAGTCCTTCGAGTCTCATGGCGGTTGCCACGGTGTCCTGGACGCGCTCGATAGCCTCGGGGAGCGGATAGCCGGCCTTGGCCTCGGCGTCGAGGGCCTTGGTCGCCTCCTCCATGACCTTCTCGGCCCCCTTCTGGCCGCCGCCGTGGGCAGCGTGGAAGACGCCGAACGTCACCAGGTCATTGAACAGCTTGGCACCAGCCTCACCCCATTTGCCCTCGCGAGCCATTTGCCAGGCACCGTAGGTAGTCTCCAGGCCGGCCGCATGGCTGGCGAGTTCGGTGGCTTGCTGCACGATCGGCCCGGTACCGGCAGCGACGGCAAGTTGTCCGAGTGGGCTGTTGGGCATAACCTTGCCGGCCAAAGCTCCACCAGCCTTGAGGGTGGCAAGCTGGATTACGCCGAGAGCTTCGGCAGGAGCGACGCCAGCGATGTCGAACGGGTCACGGCCGGCTTCGAGGTTCTTCTGGACCGTCATCATCGGGACGAAGGCCGGGTTGAGGTTGGCTTCGGCGACGGTGCCGGCGACGGCTCGGGCGACTCCGGGCCCCTCGGCGATCGGCGTTAGAGCTTGGGCGATCTTCCCGCCCGCGAGTAACTGCGCGAGGCTCGCCGGCAATTCGCCGATTTGGGTACCGGCTCGCTGGAGAGGAGTCTGGCCCTGCTCAATCTGCTGATCGAGGTTCTGCTGGAGCCGGTGCCGCGCAATCGTCATCTTGTCTTCGTCGCTCGCCTCGCCACGATCGAGTCGAGACTGGGCGCGGCCGGCCTGAATGTCGCCGACGAAGCCGGTACCGGAATACTTGCGGATGAAGTACGAGTTGACGATGCCAGAATTGAGGGCCCGCTCCATCGACCAGGCCGGCGTGTTCTGCGCCGCGACTTCTTCCTGGATTGCCTTCTGATAGTGCGGCTCGATGTCTTGAAGCTGCCGTTGCTGCGCCTGCGCGAGGGCAGCTTGCAACTGCTCGTAGTTCATGCTGTTCAGGTCGTCGCGAGACGGCCCGGCAGCCTGACGCTCCTGAATCGCGCTCTGTAGCTGGTCCTCAGTGAACCCACTCAAGTCTACGTCTGGCATGGCTACCTCATTCGAATTTGCCTACTCGGGTCGCCTCGCGATTCTTCGCCCGGTTCTCGTTGCGCAGCCTATCAAGCGCCGCTTGAATGTCGGCCACCGTCGCGGCCGCCGGAACCTCCTTGGGGGCTTGCGACGGCGCAGCTTCGGCCTTCTTCCCGCCTGGTTGTCCGAGCATCGACGACAGTCGCCGCCGAACTCGGCCAACCGCTTCGGTGTGACGGTCGTCGGGAGCCACGTTCTTCCAAGGCCCTGGATTGGTGACGCCGCTGGGGTTGTAAACGGTGCCGTTGATAGTGGTATCGGTCGGCACAGTGCCCCCATCGACGGCGAGAGCGGCTTCTTCGTCGGCGATCATCTTCACCAGGTCATGTCCCCGGCCTTTGCCGAGGGCGAAGTCGCTGAGTTGGCCGAGCGACAGTGTGCTCAAGTCGGCCGGCGGAGTTGATGCCTTCTCCCTCTCCTTGAGCTTAGCCTCGTTCTGCGCCTCTTTGGCCGCGATCGCCTGATCCGCGAGTTTCTGCTTGAATTCTTGCGCCTGAAGCTGGCGAGCCTGGATCAGCACTTCGCGGTTGTACTGAACCCAGGCGGGATTGATCGACGGCCGACCGAACCGGTCAGGGATTGCCTGCGGAGGTTCTGGACCGAACGCTGCGCGAGCTTGGTTGTAGTAGTTGCCAGCGCCGTCTGGCGATTGCTGAGGTGCTGGTCGGTTCGTGCCCACGAAGCGGCCGCCCTGGTACCGATCGGTGTATGGCCCGTTCGTGATGTCCATTTGCCCGGGCGAAGCGCCGACGGCCTGCCGAACCAGTTCATGCTCCGCGAGCGTCGGGATGCGCTCCTGTCGCGTCGTACCGTCGTCTCCGCGAATAGTTCGGAAGCGAGGCTCGTCGCCGAGCGGCAACCCATCAGGGCCCATCGGGCGCTGACTGGCGTTCTCTCCGCTGTTGGTGTCGGTCGCACCAATCGGCGACATCTCGGCAGGACTCTCCTCGGTGCCGACTCCGATCGGATCGAGGGTGAGCGGCTGCGACTCTCGCAACGACCATTTGCCTGGCTCGCTTTGGTAGTAAGTGTCAAAGCCGCCAGTGTCCGGGTTGTACTCCTTGTGGATTGTGCCCGGGAACCCCTTAGCCGCGTTCATCATGTCGGCCTGCCGAACGCCTTGCTGGAGCGCATTGGCGTGGAGCGCCGCCTGGGTCGCCTGGCCTTCGGCAAATTGCCGGGCCGCCATCTTGCGCTGGAGCAGCGGGGCCGTCTGCGCGTCGATCTGCGCGTTCATGGCCGCGAAGGTCTCGTTGCCCCACTCGCCGGCCATGTACTTCTGCCGAGCGCCTGACTTGCCGTTCATCAGGCGCTGAAGGTCAATCTCGTCAGCCTGGCTCCACACCGGCGGCTGGGTGGCTTGCTGAGTGAAGTTCGGCCCTCCGCCGTCAACCGCCTGGTAAGCGGCATCAGCCCGGTCTTCGGCGCTTGCCAGCGCTGGCGACGGTTCTCCATAATTCGACTGGAACTCGTTGCGACGCGGCGCTTCATCAGGAATGTAGTTGCCGAATTCATCGACCATGACTCTCTCCTATCCAAGCGGGCCGAGCCACACCGCGGCATTCTCCGCGTTGGACCAGCAAAAGTAGATTTTACCAGCCGTGTCGTCGAGGAAGGCGGAGCCTGGGACAAAGCCCTGGGTCACGTCGTGCGCCGGCGTCGGCGGACTCGGTGAGACGAAAGCGCCGCCGATGATCTGCCACTGATCGGGAGTGAGTTGCCGCAACATGCCCTGGCCGATCAGGGAGTTTGCCAGCGATGAGATTTGATCGTGGACCCGGAGAAGGCGGCGCTCTTCGGACTCCAGCGGGAGCCGGCGGATGAACGGCGTCGCCGTGCCCTTGCCTGGTCCTGGTGGCAGCGGGTTCGGCGTGTAACCGAACACCGGGAAGTGCTGGCGGTAGAAGAACGGGTCGATGTACCTGGCCGGCGGCCTCTGATAGAGCGGCGGTTGCTTCGGCAGAAACGCGAAGTCCCCGCCCTCGGGGAATAGCGCCGGGTTCAAGATCGGGCGGAAGAACTCCGCCGGCTGAAGCGGCCGGGGTGCCAGCGGAAAGTATTGCGGCGACCAATCGCTGACTCCGCTGGCGCTTTCGGTGCCGAGCGTCTGGAGCGGCCTGATCCAGAACGGGAAGAAGCCGAGCCGGGCGATGTCGTCCAGGGCGCGAATTTCGGTGGCGCTATACACCCTGCGACCGGACATGATCGCAAACATGATGGTGTGCCGACCATATTCGGGCGTCGCGAGACTGTGGTCATAACCGAGCGCCGTCGAATTGTCTCCGGTCAGCGTCGAGGCGTTGATGTTGGTGGCCGAATTGACACGACGGCCATCGTAGTAAATCGTGATCGTTGGGATTGAGCCGTAGCCGATGGTGACAGCGGCAGTGTGGAACTGGCCGCGAGCCGGTGCTGCGACGGTGCCAGTCGCCAACGACGCGACGTGGCTCTTGAGCGCCTCGACTGTTGTCCCGTTGTGCCGGAAGCTCAGCCCATTGAGGCCGCCCGAATAGAGGATGCCGGTCTCGGTCGCACTCCCAGCCGTCGAGGCGTCGTAGCGATAGACGTAGGCGACGAAGCACGTCAGCGGCGCGCCGACCTTAGTGCCGCGCAGGTCGATGTATTTCAGGTTGTCGGTCTGAACGCCTCGGCCGAAGGGCGTATCGGTCCAGATTGGGCCGCCCGTCAGAAGTCCGGTGTTGTATTCTTCGAGACTCGGAACCGAGTTGCCTTGCGTCCCCAGGTACGGGAACCAGGCATGATCCGCGTGCGCAAGAAGTGGATGCGCGCGGTTGAGGACTGGCTGAGTCGGTCGGTGAATGACGAGCACATTAGTTACCGCTGGTTGTCGTGATCGGCGCGTGCTGTAGGCATTGGGCAGTCGTCTCGGTGGACGCCGAGAAAGCCACGCCGACCTGGTTGTCCACGATGATTGAATACTTGGTCGGCAGCACTCCGCCGAACGCTTGCGCGACTGAGAACGGCTCCGTTCGGAAAGTCCGCTCCGCGTTCGAGGTGGTTGTCTGAAGGCCGAAGCTGCCCAGGAGCCGTAGATTGTTCGGCGATCCGAGCGCGCCGACCGATCCGTCGCCGGCACCAGTGGCGAATGGAGCGCCCGATGAGAGTTGCACCCTCGGGAACAGAGTGCCGTCCTCGGAGCCGGCCGCGTAGATGTTGACGGTCGGGCCCGCCGTGCTCGGGCTCCCGGAGGTGATCGTGAATGTCAGCGCTACCAAGTCTTCGAGGAACTTGTTCGAGGCATTGTCCACGGTCGCCGACTCGCGGGCCGATCCTGACGCCAGCGAGGTCATGGTGCAAGCGATCGTGCCCGGCGTCTCGTAATTGAGCAGGTTCTTAGTTGCTGACATAGTTCACTCCCAGGAGACAATGCCGTTCTCAGTCTGCCACTGAATCGGCTTATTCGCCTGCCATTGGTCAAACTGCTCCTTCGGATAGCCCTGGTTGGTGTCGCGGTCATAGTGGAAGCCGACCGTGTGCTTCGACGTATCCAGAAGCGGCTCGATGCCGAGCTTCGTGACCAGTTGGCAGAAGTAGAGGTCCTCGGTGCCTCCGCAGTCGATCATGCCGTCTTCAATCTCGTACGTCCGGTTCGTCTTGTAGAACTCAGGTCGGCCGTACTTGTCCTTCGCGATGCCAGGCAACAGGCTCTTGTAGACGTAGAGCTTGACCAAGGTCAGGCCCATCCCGACGCCCCACACCCGCGTCACCTTGTCCGGCTCGAACTTGATCGTGCCCTGAAGCCGACCCGGGAACGCCAGCGGGCTCGCCGGCTCCCCCTTGGTGAAGTACAAGCCAGCAGCGATCGGGGCGTGATGGTCATAGAGCTTGCAAAGCGCCGTCCGCTGCACAAGTACATCGTCGTCGATCCAGAAGATCGAGTCGATTTCAATGGGGCCCTCGGCGTCGAGCTTGAGCGCCCGAGTGACGAGAGCGTTGCGAGCCTCGGCAATCTCGTCGCCCACGGCGTCTTGCTGGAACGCCACGCGGCGACCGAGATTGAGCGGCCAGAGCAACGTCGCCACCTGTTGCGTCCACCAGATCGAGACTGTACCCAGGGACGGCGTTGCCAACATGATTGCTTTGCGTCGCACCGATCAGCCTCCAGATTCGCCGAGACGGACGCCGCCTGAGAGCGTCAGGGTGCCGCTGACCGTCGAGAGCAACTCGAACACAAACGCCTCGGATGGACCGATCGCCGGCCGCTCAGCATCCGGGAAGCGATAACGTTCGCCTTGATAGAGGTGGACGCCGTTCTGGTAAATCACGATTGCCGTGCCGCTGGTGGTTGCCGGCGTCGTGTTGTTGGTGGCGCACGTCGAGCTTGAGCAAGCCGCGTCGCCAGGGTCGATCTTCGACGGCGTGATGCCCGTCGTGCCGCCGCTGCCGACGGTGACAGTCGCCGGCAGGAACCGCGCTCGAAGGCGAAGGCCCTGGCCCGTGGGTAGAGTCGTGGTCGGGCAGCCAACCCACATCTCGCAAATGAACATCATCTTGCCGGTCGCGCCGGTGATCTGCACCAGGTCCTGCGCGGCCGAGACCGACACGTTCTCGAAGGTCACGTCGTAATAACGCATCAGTATCCTCCAGACTCAGCCAGGTTCCAGGCCGAGTTAAAGTAACCGGGGTCGCTCCAGTTCGGGCTCGACTCCGCCAGGTTCCACATTGCCGAGTTGTAGGGGTCCATCCCGCCGCCGTTGTCGTCGAAGCTCAGTTGGCCGCCACCGCCGCCGCCGTAGTTGTAGCCGCCGCCTCCATAGTGGTATCCCCCGCTGTAGCCCATGTTGTTGCCTTGATGGAAAGCGCCGTACGCCGTGTTCGCGGCCGCGGCCAAGACAGGGCTCGGACCCATGCCGCCGCCACCGTAGCCGCCGCGGTACCCGCCACCGCCACCGCCGCCTCCGCCGCCGGCGTCACTGAATGACTGTTGGCCATAGAGCGGGACGTTCGGCGCGAAGTTGTAGCGACCGAGGACGCCCATGAGGTTCGAGGACAAGCCGAGTTGCTGATTGACGCCTTGCTGGCGAGCGCCGAGGCCGGCCAGCCCGATCTGCGACATATAGCCGGCCGCGGTCTGTGAGAGTTGAGCGCCGAGGTTGCCGATCGCCTGGCCGTACTGGAGGGTGCCCTGGTTCATCACGTTCGAGAGTAAGGTCGAGTTGCCCAGGCCCGCGTTGATGAGGGCTTGCTGGTTCCGCCCCTGGCTGAGTTCATACTGGCGCTGAATCTGTTGCTGCGCCGGTGCCGCGACTCCCCAGCCGCCGCCGCTGACGCCGAGGGCATCGAGCACGGATTGACTCAGGGAGCCGTACCCTGAGTAGATGTCGGCCAGTTGGGATGAAGCGTTGTTCTGCGCTTGCGTGAACTGGCCGAGAATCTGGTTGTAGTTCGAGACGTTGAGCCCAAGCTGCTGCTGGTAATACTGGTCGGCTCCAGGATTCAGCACGGGACCGGATGAACTCGCCATCTACTTCCTCCTGCCCGTGACCGGGCCCTTGTCAGTGATCGCGAGCCTCATTCGCTCAAAAGCCCACGCCACGACTGAGGACAACTTAACATAAAGTCCGTGCGCCGAGTACCTGATCGGTTCAGCGTTGTTTCGGCCGGCTTTGAACGTGCCGCTTGCGACGGAGGCCGCAGCCAGTGCTGACTCGGCCGTAACCCCGGGAAAAACGTCATAGCGCACGTCGCCGCTGTTGGTCGCCAGGTCAACAACGGCTTCATCCACCCGCATCTCGTCGAAGGTCTTGCTCAAGATCGGACCCAGCCACACCTCGCTGGCGATCGGAGTGCCGTCGTCGTCTACGGCTGTGGCGTCGAAGAAGCGGACATAGCCGTCCCAGGAACCGATCAGCACCGAGCGGTCTTCGTCGGTGTTGCCGTCGAAGTCGCACACCGCGATCGGATTGTGGTTGTTGTTGGCGAAGACAACTTGCCACCAAGCTCCGGTTCGAGCTTCCCATACATAGTGAGTCGTCGCCGCCGGCGTCTCGTACGGCGTGATGAAGATTCGGACGGCTTGGAAGCGATCATCCCACACCAAGCGAATTGAGTTGTCGCCAGTGTTCACGCCCTGGAACAATTGTTCAACCGATTGGCTGATCCGCCGCGGAAGCTGATTCGGCAGGACCGAATAGACGCCCATCTTGTTCGAGACGAAGTAGATCGTCCCGTACGGGTCTTGGCACCAGGCTCGACCCCAGGCGACGCCGATCGCGTTGGTGAGGAGGCTGATCTGGCCGCCGGCCTGCGGATCGCCGGACACCTGCCAAAGCTCGTGATCGGTGCCGACGATGAGGATGTCGTCATTGAACGGCATCAGCGCCGTAATCGGCGCACCAGGTGAGTTCTGCGGCCCGAGCGTCGTCGCGAATGCCTGAGTCGGCGAGTAGTTCGGCCTGGCGAAGTCCCAGTCGAGCGGATCATCGACGGCGCTCATGTAGAGTGCCTGCGGGATCAGGAACAACCCCGCGAGACAAATGCGACCTCGCCAGTTGGCGATCAGTCGCGGAGTGTTGTTGTTCGAGTCCTGCGGCAGACTGCCGGCGTTGGCGACCCAGGTGTGAACGGTCAGGTCGCTCGGGTCGAAATAGCACCAGTTGGTGCCGTCCGCGAACCAGAGCTTTTGACCGTTGGCGGCGCTGAAGACTTGGCCCGTGAAGACAAGCGGAGGCGTGTTGCCCGTGGCGTTGCTGGCGGCGCTCCAGGCCGTGTCGCCGGCTCGGAAGTAGGCGACGTTGCCCTGGCTGACGGAGACCAGCCACACGACGCGGCCCATTTGGCTTGGTTGCATTGATCCACCCCCGACTGTCGTCAGGCGCTCCAGGTCTTGAACAATCCAACCCGGCGCATCCATGACAGCGTTCGAGACAAACTTCGAGAGCCCGGCTCGCGTTCCGCCTCGGCGGCGATCGGCGGACGCCTCGAATCCCTGGACGTTGACGCCGAGGTAGGTGGTTCGGCCGTACAAGCCGGTTTGCTCAGGCTGCGGGCCTGATCCTGGCACGTCCTTCAACTCGCCCGTCACATCCCACTGACCAGTCGGCAGCGGTCGCGGCGACTGGTCGCAGAAGGCGCGACTCTGGTCGATGCCGGCGACCGGAAACTGACTGTCATACACACGATTCATCAGCCCGCTCCAATGATGACGCCGACCCCCGTGCCGCTGATCGAGGGTATCGGCGCTCCCGAGCACGGGTCGCCGCTACAGGTTCCCGCGGAGGGCAATCCATAGAGGTCTGTGATGACGGTGCCGAAGCTGCCGGCTCCCGGGTTCGCGGTCAACCACTTCGCGATGTAGTCCAGGAGCAATGTGCCGGCTGGCGCGACGGCATTCGTCGTAATCGTTTTCGTGACCAGCGCCGTGTCGGGACCGAAGGCGGTGATCCCGTCGTACGGGGCGCACAAGACGCCGGCGAAGACCGTCGTTAGGCCGTTCCAGTGGAACGGGTCCGGCGGCGGCCGCGTGATTGCAATGGTGATATTTCCCTGGAAGCAGTGCTTGGGCACCGGCGGGGGCACCGGATTGACGAGCAGCGTTCCCGGAACAATCGCATCGACCGTATAGGTGTCGCCTGAGTTCGCGGTGATCGAGACGTTGCCGACGTTGACCGGGTAGCTGCCCACCGGAGCCGCGGGCCCGTCGCCAGGGCTCGAATAAGTGCAGGTCAACACGTCGCCCGGGAACAAGAAGCCGGTGTAGAACGGCGGAGCGCCTGGCGACCAGGTTTGCGTGTCACCGAACGTCTTGACGCCATTGGCCCCATAGATCGTGAGGTGATGTCGAACTCGCTGGTTCTTGTTCGGCGTGCGCCCGGTACCACCGACCGGGAAGTTGTCTTGCGGCGATCGCGTCGATCGAGGATCACCGGCGGGCGTGAAGCCCCACGACGACGGCGGCCCAGGGCTCGACGGATTGGCGATCACCGGGCCGTCCGGGTAGTCGATGCCCAGCGGCACATTCTCGGCGTCGGTGGTTATGACGGTGTTGAGGTCTTGAATCAGTGCGCCGGCAAGAGCGCCGACCGGCACAAAGTCGTCAACGAGCTTGAACAGCCCTGGCCTTGATCCCCCTCGGCCGCGGCTATCCAGCGTCTCGAAGACTTGGACGTTGACGCCGATCGGCGCAGTCTGAGGAGCCTGCGCTGAGTAAGCGTCCCCGATCGAGATGCCTCGAAGCGGGAACGGCATTCGGACGATTGCTGATGGTGTCGGCATTCCACTCCGCTAGTCCCACAAGTCGCCCGCAAGGGCAAAGAGCACGTTCATGGTTGGCGTGTTCGTCACCTGGTCGAAGATGAACTCGACCCGCTGGCATCCCAAGGTCGGCACGGCGAACGCCGCAATGCTGTCGTCGGCTGGACTCCAGAGCAGAAGCGAGCCGCGGTAGGTCGCTGCCGGGGTCGCGTCGATCGACGGGCGCACCCAGCATGAGGTGCCCAGGCCGGTCGCGCTTTTGGGAACGATCGTGTCGCAAAACAGTTCGGTGTTGAGCACCGGCGTCCCCGCGATGCCCGTCATAGCTCCCACTGTGCACGTCAGGGAGGCGATCGTTGTGGGAAGCCACAACTGATTCTTGTCCTCGCCGGCTCCGATCTGACGCCAACCAACCACCTTCATGTCGAAGGCGTCGTTCGCGGCCCCAAGGCCGATCGGAAGACCGATGACCGACTTCGGCGCTGCCCCTCCGGTGTACTGCGCCAGCGTTCCGAAGCTCGTCAGGTCAACGACCGCCCGAGGCGTCGTCGCTCGCAGCGTCAGCGGGTCAATGACAGTCGGAGCAATCGTCGGGAAGCTCGACGTGTTGACGTTGGTCGGTGCCGCCCGGTCCAAGCGCCGGATCAGGTTGACCATCTCACTTTGTTGTGCCATTGGAGTGCCCTCATGTGCAATGGGGAGGAGGTCTCCCTCCTCCCCGTGTATTCACGCCCGGCCCCGACCCCCCTGCCGTCGTCGTCGCTAAAGACGCCGGCCATGATCGACTGAATCGCTGTCTACACGACTCGGGCCCCCGCGGCTGCCGGGCATGACTCAGTGGACGATAAGGCCGGCCGGGGCGGGTTGGATTTTCGGCTGCGCGTGTTGAGCCTGAGCTTGCCGCATGAGTGCGATCTTCTCAGCCTTGTCGCAGCACGTTCCCGCCTCTGCGCAAACCATCTTGGCGAAGGTCCAGTTCCGAATCTGCTCGGGGTCAACTTTGACATTGACCTGCTGGTTCGCCTCGTCCCAAAAGATTTCGACCGCCGGTTTCTTGTCCAAGGTCTACGCTGCCTCCAATTTGGCGAGGCGCGCTTCGAGGTCCGCATTGCGATCGCGGAGTTGCTTGAGAGCCGCCAGCGCGAATGACACAAGTACACCCACCGAGACGCCTTTCTCCTCGCCAGGCGCTCGAAGTTCTTCGGGCAGATCGTCGTACACAATGCCCACCCGGTCGCGGCCGCGATCGTCGATCGGCATGTGCTGAACGCCGCGCGATCCATCCTCTTGGAGAGTCGGGATCGGCATGACATCGCGGTACTGCCAGGCGGTTGGTCGCAACTTATCGAGAACCGTGTCGATGAGCAGGTTGGTTTTCTCGATGCCTCGGTCGAGGAGCTTCTTGCCATAACCCCAGCAAGCCGTGTCAGTCCACACCCCGGCATTGGTGAGGTAACAGTCAGTGACGCCGGTCGAGATCATTCGCGACGCCGTGAGCGTCAGGGAGCCGCCAGCGTTGGCGACCGCCGCAACGTGCAGGTTGCTCGCGAGAGACAACGTACCCGCCGAAGCGTCCGTGAAGGTCGGGATGCCGATGTGAAGACCGACACCGAGCGACGACGTGACGGTGTTTGTGCCCGTGTAGGTGATCGTCTTCGCGCCGATTTGGACCGTCGGGTTCAAGTGCGCCGCGGCTGCGGTCGCGATCGTCGGAGCGAACGCCGTAAAGAGGAAGTTCGAGACGTTGGCGATCGTGTTGCGAGTGTCCACCGTCAAGCCGACCGTCGTGCCGTCGGTGATCCCGAGCGCAGACGCCGTGTTCGACTTGATCGTGAACGTCGCCGCGGCCGCAGAGGCGTTGTAGGCCGTCGAGACGACGGTTGTGAACGTGCCCGTCGTTGACGACTGCATCGCGACAAAGGTGCTCGATGCCAAGGTGCCCGCGTTGATGTACGCGACCGCATTGGTCAGGTCTTGATAGATGCACCCAGGCTGGTACCCGGGGATCGAGTTGGTTGGAGCGCCGAACGCTTGCGCTAGCAAGCGGGCACCCGTCGGATCGAAGATTATGCCGCCGAGCGGATCGGCGAACTGTTGACGATATTCACGACTCATTGCAATCTCCTTGGCTGTATCGACTGTGCTTTCGGCTTGCGCCTCGACTCCGGCCACACACCGGAGCGCCAGCCCTACTTGCCCCTGCGGGCCCGTCCCATCTTCTTCAAGGTCCTCGCCAGCGCCTTGCGCTTCGGAGTACACGTCGCCTTCGACATCGGGGTGCAATACCCCTTGTGCTTCGGATTGATCGCGCCCTTGATCCAGTTCTTCTTGGCTTTGGCCATTGAATCAGTCCCAAATGGTGCCTTGGACGATGATCGGCAGGAGCGGCCGCGGAATCGCTCCAGGAACTCGCTGCCGTCGCCAATCGCTCCGATCGACCATGACGCCGACCGTGTGCGGCTTGGTTCGCTTGTCCATCATCTTCGACTGTTCCAGCGCCTGGGCGAATGCTGGTTGATGAACGGCACCCGGGCTATTCGCCGGGATGTTGTCGATGTCTCGCTCGGCGGCCGCCTTGCACGAGAGCAGAAGCGTCTGAGAGTGCTGGGAACCTCCGTACGCATACGGCAGCTTCCCATCGAGCGCGTTCGGGTTGAGTCGGTAGGCGAAGGTCAACAGGTAGTCACTGTCGGCCTTGGGCCACACTCGGAACTCCAGGCGTTGACCGTGGAGCGGCGTAGTGCTCTTGCTGATCGTCTCGCAAAGGCACACCGGGACGCCCTGAGTCTCGGGCATCCGCTTCTCGTTCTCGTACACGACTTGCCAGGGCCCCAGCATGAGCGGCTGGTAGAAGGAGCTTTGTCCGGCGACCGATACCTGGATCGGGCCGTCAGCCGCGGCATAGTCGCCCGGGAGCTTGACTGAGTTGCAACCGCTGCCGAGCGGCAGGGTGACGATCGGCTTGAGAAATGACCAGTCGTACCCGCAATGGTAGAACTGGCGAAGACCTGAGCGGAGAGTGACCTCGATGTCGGCGGCCTGGCGAGCGTTCCACATAGCCGAGTCACGACCGTAGCCGAGGTGGTATCCCACATCGGCTTGCAGTTCATTGAACGCGGCAGTGAGGGTCGGCTCGCTCATTCACCTTCTCAGCCCTTCAGGTGCTTCATGGCCCCCTTGAAATAGGAGCCAGCGCTGTTCTTGTTGACTTTCGGCGCTGGCATTCGCGGACGCTTGCCGCTCCCGCCAGAGTGCTTGGCCATCGCTGGGGCCTTGCAGCAGTTCTTCTTCACAGTGCCCTTCCTCGCCGGCAGCTTGCCGGCATTGTCGAAGTGATGCTGCTTGACCCACGAGTGGCCGAAGCGAGCATTCAGGTACCTACGTTGGGCTTGGCTGACTGCGGGCATTGCCGTCTCCGATCGGTGCAACCTCGATCGGCACCGGATAAGCCGGCACCGACCGAGGCTTGAGACCGTGAACCTTGGCGTAATCGGGGTTGGCCGGATCATAGCGATTCGGCTTCCACATTGGCTTGCGTCGCATGTTTCCGCATCGTCGTCCCGCCATCGTGAACCCCCGTAGCCAGTGACGGCTATCGCGAACACCCGCGGAGCGGTAAGACCTTCATCCGCCTCCGCCGACTCCTGACTACGAGTTGACCGGATAGTACAACTGCGCGATCCGAAGTCGATCAATCTGCGACGTGCCAGGCGAAGACGCCGTGGCATTGAGCACTGCGAAGACGAAGGACAGCCGCACGTCGTTCGGGAAGTCGGTGCCGTCGGCGCTGGGAATCTGCTTCTGGGTCGCTAGCAATCGACCGTCCTGGTAGAAGCTGAGCAGGTACCTGCCGTAACCGTCGTTCGCGGTGGCTGCCGGCGAAGACGATGCGGTGCCGTTGTTGAACACGTTCACGGCCGGACGGTAGTACATGCCGAGCTTCGTGTAGGTGGCAGCGGCCAGCGTCACAGCGTCAGCCTGGACCGTGACAGCCGTCACGCCATTGGCCTTATACACCGTGCTCATGTAGGCTCCCTTGCCTACCGCTTCGGTGCCTTGGAATCCGACCAGGTTGACATCGGCGAGAGCGCCGGCCGCAGTGATCGGCACCGTGGCCGTGCAAGCCGTCGAGTCCATCATGCCGAGGAAGACGTTGTGCTTCGTGTCGGCGATCGTGCTCTTGGCGATTCTCGCCTCGAACCAAAACGCCTGAGTCGATCGGCTGATCTGGAACGGTGTCAGCGCCTCGCGGATCGCTCCACCTTCGTCGTCGCCATCCGAGCCCATCGAGATGCCGCCGCCCACGATGTCGGCGTCAGCGATCGCGAAGCCGTCGCTGCCGAAGACCATGAACTCCTGGGACCAAAAGGCTTCAGCAGCGTTGACATTCGTCGAGCGCTTAAAGCCAGTGAAGTCGTACTCCAGGAGAACGCCGGGGACCGCGCCGTCGCGCAGAGACGCCAACGGGCACATGCCCCAAATGCTATCGCTATAATCGTTCAGCGTGTCGGCTTGCCCAGGCTGAACAAACGCCAAATTGTTGACAGGCATCGCTTACTCTCCTTCGCCGGGGAGCGTTTCAGGTTCGGTGTTTGACTCGTCGCCTTCGTCGTCGTCGTCGGTTTCTTCCAAGTCGTCCGGCAACTCATCGTCGAGTTCATCGGAGACGGCCGGCTCCCAATTGTCGGGGCGCTCGATGTCCTCGTAGACTCGGAAGCTCGTTGTGATCCGCTTAAGGATGATCTTCTTCCGCTTCAGCTTCTCGCGGTCGATCGTCTCAGGGACGAAGCGATTGCGACCGTTGATTTTCTTCACCGGGCAGATCGTGCGCACGCGGCCGTCGAGCCCGACGATATTGCGCTCCAGCTTCTTGCCGTCAGGCGAGACGCCGATCAGGTGGTAACAAAAGCCCTGTTCGTCGAGGTCTTCATCCTCGCAGCCGAATGGGCACTCGTTGACCGGCTCTCCATTCGCGCTGCGGAGAGCCTCCATGAGCGGAGAGTCGTCAGTCGTGGCATTGCCGTACTGTTCACGGCTGGAATGCCCGATCGACACCGATACGCCCATGACCTCTTTCGACATGACCGGCCCCTTGTAACTGTGGCCTGGAGCGCCCTTGCGAACGCCCCAGGCCCGGCTGGAAGTAGTGTCGCCTAGCTCGGGTAGCTGGTGCCCGTCGAGAGCACATAGTGCGTTCGACGGTTGAACGTCACTGGCTGGAAGCGACAATCCAGGAAGTGCGCGCTCATTGTGTGCTGGCCCGGGTAGTTCGGGACGTTGGTCTCTCGCAACCACCAGCCGCGGAGCACCTTCGTCTTGAACTTGGTCCAGTTGATGCCATACAGCGGCCCCGTGGTATCGCGATCGAGGTACGGCACCCACTTGACGCCGGTCGAGTTGAATTGCGTCTCGCCGCCGAAGCGGTTCAAGTCGCGCCCGATGTTCTCGTTCTGCGACTGGAGCAATTCTTCGAGAGTGTTGAGCACGGCCTCGTTCGTGTAGTACCCGAAGTTGACCATGCCGCCGCCTGGCTGCGGAATCCCACCGACTGGCGGCTTGAACACGACCTTGCGGTTCGCTCGACGCCACTTGCGAATCAAGTCGTCGAAGGTGACGTTCGTGTACGGCCCCGCGTAATTGCGCCACCTCGGGTATGTCGTGGCGCTCAAGCCGAGCGACGTGTAGCCCGACGGCATGAGTCCGGTGAAGCCTTCGGTCGCCGCCTTTTGCAGCCAGGTATTCACTCCCCAGGGAGTGACCGAGTCTGTGCTGGCAACTGGAGGTCCCCAAAAATCAGCTTCAAATAGTTCGGCAATCGCGTACAGAGTCGCGACGCGGCGCTCAGCCACCAGGTCAACGATCTGCTCCTCGCGGTCCATGTTCATGCTGATTTCTTCCGCGAGGAAGGAGTAATCAGCCGTGATGCCGCGCCAATCCGCTTGTGCCTGGACCATCGTCGAGACGATCTTCGGGTTGTCCTGGCCGCCGAAGCCGACGTTGCGAGCGGTGCCGCTGTTGTTCATGGCGACGTTCCACTGAACGCCGTAGCCGCCCGTCTGCTCGCCGACGCGCGTCTTGTCGAGCAAATTGTTGAACGCCGTGAAGTCCTGAATGTCGGTCATCAGCGGCTCGTAGTTCGGACGCCCAAGATCGCGGAGCGTCGAAGCTACGACATCGACCAACTGTGTCGCTTGAAGTTCTGGCACAGTTCACTCTCCTATGGCTGCGATCCAGCGCCTCGGCCCATGCCGTTGCTGTGATCGAGATAAGCACCACTCGAACCCTTGGCGCTGGTCGCCGTCGATCGGCGGATGCCTTCCAGCTTCGTCTTGACGTTGCCGATCGCCTTCTCGCGACCGGGATTCTCTGCTCGGGGGCCCGATTGTGTCGGGTGCCCAAGAACGCCGGCTTCCCACTCAGCGGTCTCATCCCGCTGCTCTTGGGTCGGCTCGTTCCGGGACTGCTTGCGTCCGATCTTCTCCTTCACGAAGGTCTCGATGTTGTCGTCGAGTTCCTCGATCAGGTTGCCGGCCTTCTTGTGCGCCGCGACGGCGGCCAGGCGGAGGTGAAACTCCACCGAGTCGCGGTCCATCTTGTCGATGGTGCCTTCGCCGAAGATGTCGGAGTGCTTGGCGAAGCAGCGCTCGATGCGACGGCCGAACGTCTCGGCCTCGCGCTTGATCTGCCCCTCGGCGAATTGCTTGACGCCGCCGACACCCTTCTCAAGCTCCTCCAGGCGAGCCTCGTAGTAATCGCGCATCTTGTTGAATGCCTCGATCACGTCCGGGTTCGCGTTGTCTGGAGTCAGACCGTGCTCGAAGGCTTGGCGCTCTTCGCGCGCTTGATGTCCGGGAGCCGCGGCAGCGGCCCGGGTTGTGTCGTTGAAGTTCTGGAGCTTTTCGAGACGGCCGGACCATTCACGCTCGCGGACTTCCTCGCGGAGGTCCGCGGCAGACATCTCCTTCATCTCATCAGCGCTGATGCCGAGCCGCTTGGCTCGCGCCACCAGGTGAGGAGTGAGGCCGTCTTTGATGAATTGGCCGGTCGCAGGATCACGTTCGCGTTCGCCAGTAGGGACGCGCGTCGCGGTTGATTGGCTTTGATCCTGGTCGAAGATTTGCGTTTCTGGTGCTGGCACTCCGTAGCCTTCAACCGCGACTAGACACCGAAAACAATATCAGCCTGTCAGCAGGTGTGCAAGGGGCGCGCTCAGCAAATTAGGTATTGCACCTTGCATGTGGCCGTGTCCGCGATCGCCACCGGAGCCTGCATCCCGGAACCCAAGGTGATGATTGCACCCTTCCCGGGCAGCAGCTTCGCAGCGATTGCGCCGCTCGATGCGACTTTCACATTGACGTAATTCGTCGTGTCCAGATTGACGATGATGAGCATAACCGGGCTGGTCACGCCGCCGAGGTCGATCGCTGTCTCGGACGTGAGTACGTTCAAGATGTTCTTGGTCATCAGCGGAGCGCTGAGGCTCATTGTGTAGTCCAGGCTGACCTCAGCCTCGACGCCGTTCGCATCGGAGTACGCCACGGTTCCCGTGACGGTGAGTTCATTCGCCATGAGGTCGTCTCCCTATGACAAGGGCGGCCGAGTCCACCACCCGGCCGCCCACCCACTCACGCTTGTCCTGCCGCACCGTCAGTGGCAGAACAAGTTCCCCAGGCCACGGCGAAGCGGTCCACGCTGCATGAACGGGACGCTTCGACGGTGCTGAATCGCGCTGACGACTGGCCCCTGGAAGCGGCCGCAGCCGCCAAGCCCACATTGGCCAGCGTTGCACATGCCGCCGGCTGGGCAGTTGGCACAAGTGCAGTTCACTGCTTGCGGCGGCTCGGCCGAGTTGCCGACCGGAACCATGACCGGGACCAGGTACGAGCAACACCGACCACCGACACAGCGGTACTCGGTGACGTAGGTCAATTGAGTCTGTGCCGCTTTGGGCGCTGCCAGCGACTCGGGCACCTTGCGGCCCGTCGCTTGTTCTTCGGCTCGAACGCTCGACGCCATGACGATCAGGATAAAGGCGACTGCCGCGGCGGCTACCAGTCGCGGAAACAAGTCTCGCATCTTTAACCTCCTTGGTTGACTGACTCTCATTGCCGGGATTCTACCTACCCTTTGCCGTGGAAGCAACCTGCGATGAACGACAGGCCGCAAGCGGCGAACAGGATCGCGACGTACTTGCCCTTGGGTGGGATCGCCTCCCAGGCTGACTTGATCGCTGCGAAGAAGCTAGTCATCTTGTGGTTCCTTGCCATTTTCGTCGAGTCGTTCGAGCAGTTTGCGGAGCTTGTTTTGCGAGGTGTGTGTGTTAATCACAAACCACAACAACACGATCATCAGAGCGGACAACAGCGCCTGAGCCGTCGCCATGACCCCGAACCCTCGACGCATCAGATCGAGGTGTTCCAGCAACAGTTGTACCTCGCCTTCTGGCATCATGGCTTGAGCGCCGGCGGATCATAGACCTCGCGGGGATCGCGGCCAGGCGTGCGCACCACGCACACATCAGGCATATCTCCGCCGCCGAAGAGATGCTGTTTGTCGATGTAAACGTGACCGTTCTTGAACGGCCCCCACATGCCCCAGCTATTCACGTCGTCGAGCACCCAGCGGCCGTCCGGCAGTTTGCGGAGACCTTCGGCCATGTTGCAGTGATTGCCTGGCCCGTTGTCGTGGCCGGCGACGCCGTACTTGTCGAAGCGCCCGAAGTTGTTGCCGACCATATAGCCGTACACGACGTAGAAGCGTCCGGTCAACAGCGCCGAGACCGTCTCCTGCCAGGTGTTGCAGCGGTAAGCGTCCGCGAGCTTGAACCGAGGCGCTTCCTCCTTCGCCTTCTCGGGCATTTGCCGCCAGTAGATCGGGTTCTGCCCAACGATGTCGAAGGGACAGGTGCCGGTTTTCTTCAGCGCTCCAATGCCGTCGCTGATGATCGCGCCCTGGTCGCGGTTGTCGTTGATCTGCGCGTACAAGAAGCACGGGCTGAGCTTCACGTCCTTCATGCCGGCGCTGACGCGGGCCCGTCGCAGAGCGCCGACCCACCCCTGCGCCACGCACGAGCCATGACCGTCTTGATCGAGAATCCAGTCGGGGCTCCCGAACATATTCGAGCGGTCGATTTCATACCACTCGGATTCGGGGAAGACGGGTAGGTGTTCCGAGTACGACGGCAGTGCGCCGAACTTCGCCGGAGAGTTGAATGCGACGAGCATTCTCCGCTCGCCGCCCTGCTCAACAAACTCCTGGCCGTTCTCGTTCTTCTTGACCTGAATATCGCCGCCGAGGTTGACGACGGTGGGCTTCGGGTTCGGAGGCAGCGGGGGCGGGCAGCCGCTCATGTACTTGCGCACGATCTGCTCGAACGCCTTGGCGTCGGTCGGCAATCGTCCGGCATAGACGCGCTTACCATCGGCATCGAGGATCAGCATGGCCGGCGCGCCGCCGACCTCGGTCAGCACTTTGTCGTAGCCCTTGTCTTTCGTGTACTGCTCCTGGATCGCGCAAATGCAGCACTTGCCCATGAGCTTGAGCGCCCGCATTTGGTTGCCTTCGAGGATCAGCCCAGTAGGGATCGAGGGTGCGCTGTCGTCCACCATCACGACGCACCACGCGCCGGTACCGTCGCCGCCTGGCTCGGGGCCAGGACCGGGACCGGGAACGATTGCGCCTCGCTTATGGAGAACAAACAGCACCCCAGCGAATACCAGCGCCGTCGCAGCGACGGCAATACCCATGAGCTTGAAGTCTCGGCTGGTCACTTTTCACCTCGTTTGAGTTTGGCGACTCTCTCGCTGACGCCGCCGATCGCTGCGGCCTGCTTGTCCATGCGATCGTTGACACGTTCTTCCAGACGGACGAGTTGCTCGCGGCATTCGTGGTGGTTGTGCCGCGACTCGGCAAGCTCCGTCTCGATCTTGCCGATCCGTTCGTCGCAGCGATCCTCAGCCTCCTTGAATCGCTTCTCCCAATACTCCGCCATCGCAACGTGTTCGGAGATTGCGTCCTTGCGGTTTTGCTTCTTGGCCAGGTCAGCCTCAGCGTCGCGCTTGGCTTGAGCCTCAGCTTTGTCGTGTTCCAGCTTCATTCGCTTGTCCAGCGCTTCGTGGCGACGGGATCGGAACCACAAATACCCTGACGCCAGGATAGCACCGATGACTCCAAGGCGGGTGAGGAGTGCTTCCATCGAGGCAAGGCCCTCCTGAACTTGCTGCATCTCCACAGGCGATCCCCCCGTCCTTGCAATCGGTGTGCCTTACTTGCCGTTGGCTTTCCTGCCAGCGGCCCACCCTGCCGGCGTCGCGACCAGGGTGACGGCGGCCATAAAACCGCCCACAAGCCAAGGCCAGAACTTGATCGCCAGAGCGATGATCGCAGCCGCGACCACCGCCTCGACGACCCACTTCGCGACTCTCTTCATGAGGTCAACCAACTTCAACCCGAGCACCGAGAAGATGCCTTGCGGCTTGCCCGAGTTGCTCGACATCATCGGCCGATTGAACTCTTGTTCCGCTTCATCGAGTACGTTGGCGATCGACTGAGCGACCAAGCCGCCGGCTCGGGCATCGACTCTGGCGTCAATGCGTTTGAACAATCTCCGCTCAGTCTCATTCTCTGGTTCGGGTGCAGCCTCGGCCATGAGCGCCATGCTCGGCACCGGCACCGTGACATTGACGGCCGGCACCGGCATCATCATCCAGGCCGAAACAAGAAAAGCGCTGGCAATCACCAGCGCTGGGCCGTAATTCTTCAACGGATTCATCGAGAGGACTCCCGCCTGACACGGATGCGATCCGCGAGACGGCGGGCAATCTCTCGCAGTCGGCTCGGCGTCGGCTTGCCTGTAAAGTGAAGTGGAGCTACGTCGCCGTAGCCGCCATCCTTGTCGAAGAACTGGTTCGCCCGCATGAAGCGAGCGCGGTGATTGCGGTCGCGCAGGATCGGTCGGCCGTCCTCGGTGTAATCGGTCGGCACTCCCATCTTGCGGCAGTGCTCCATCGCCTCTTTCACCTGGCTCGGGTGAACACTCATAGCGTCCGACTTGATCGCTCGGCTCCAGGGCCGGTTGCCCTCGACGATTAACTCCTGGCCAGCTTGCGTTTGCTGGTCGTAGAAGTTCGCCAAGCCTTCACTCAAGCTCAAGCTCATGCGCCGACTCCTGCCATCTCGGTCTCTTGCTGTCCACCCTGATCGTTGCCAGTGATGAGTTGCGTGATCTGGTTCTTGCCTTGGCCTTTGTCTGTGGCTTCGGAGGTCGAGACGCGGTTGTAGGTTCGCTCTGTGCTCGCCGGCATTCCAGGGCCGCCTGCCGTCGGCGCGTGCTCGTCGGGAGCCGGCGGCCGCACCGTCACCAGGTCGAGGAAGTCGGGCATGTCGAGGTACACCGCGAGCTTCTCGAAATACGCATTGAAGTCCGCGACGACTCCCTGCGGTGCCGCGAGCGGCAGCGCCGGCAAGATGTCGTTCTTCCAGACCTCGCGGATCAGACCCAGGCGACTCTGCGGAGTCTGCGGGACCAAGCTGTAGGCGTCGATCCGACACTGGATGTCGTGGAACTCCGCCTCGCGCCGGATCGCTCGCGGCTTGCCGCTCTCGTCCTTGGCTCCCTTCGGGAACGCATAGCGATTGTGCTCGATGCCCTTGAGGCCCGGGAGCTTCGCCGTGTCCTGGTACACCGCGAATGGGTGCTTCCACCAGTAGTAGCAAAGCCGATAGACCATATCGTTGATCGACTTGACCGTGGCTTCTTGCAGATCGGCGATCGAGCCCATCGCGTTCTGGTTGAGCAGTTGCTCTTGCGTCGCGGTCTTGGCTTGCTGGGACCGCCCCGAGAGCAGCGACAAGTTGCCGCCCTGGAACTCAAACAACTCGCGCCACGCCTGGGCAGCGCCGTAGATGAGTTGAAAGTTCTGGCCTCCGAAGACGACGGATTTCATCTTGTCGGGATCACTGACGTACGCGGTGCCGCCGTCCTCGGCGTCGCGAACGCGCTTGGCGTCCTCCTCCTCGGAGAAGACGAGCACCTCTTTGTTGCGATCGGCTTCTCCGCCGGCCTTGCGGTAGAGCTTGTTGGTCATGAGGTCCGTGTTGAACAAGTCTTGCATCGGCCCCTTCGTCATCGAGTTCCCGGGCACCCAATAGTAGCCCAGGAATCCGTAAGGGCCCTTCTCGCAGCCGACCCACGGTTGTTCGCCGAGCGGCTTGCCGTTGCGGCACATCGCCGGGACGCCGTTGCCGTCGCTGATGCACGTCAGGATCGCTCGCTGCCGTGGAAGGTAGAACTCCCACAGGTTGACCATATCCTCGATTTCCTGGTCGCCGTAGAAGCTGCGGCCGAGGATGCCAACCTTCTCCACGCCGTACTCGTCGTATTGGAGCGGCCGATCGACCTTGAGGTCTTTGCGCTCGCCTGAAAATCGGCTGTCCTCTTTGACCGCCAGCAGCGGGACGCGGTACTGGTGCGCCATCCACGCGCACTCCGTGAAGTCGCCCGCGTACATATCGTAGGCAAAGTCTTCGCGGTCGATGTTCGACAGGATCGGCTCGCCGCCCTTCTGGCCCCAAGCGCGAGCGGCGCTCTCTGGTGCCGTCGCCAGAGCCACGCGCCAAATGCCGACGCCGAAGAGCGCGTTGTAGACCACGCGGCGAATGGTCACGTCAGCCTGCATCCGCTCAAGCTCGCGGTTGCCGGCGTTCTGCATGACGTTCACCGCTTCGACTTGCGCCTTGTCGAAGGTGCTCAGCATAAACCGCGGGCACTTCGGGATCAGTGACCGGGTGATTGTTTGAATGTAGAGCGAGGAGAGATTGAGGAAGACATCCGCCGTGTCGCACTGCTCGGACCAGTTGGGCCCGACGTACTGCTGGATCATGTCACGACGACGGTCGCGGCCGAACGCATCGGCGATCCGAGAGTCGCGCCACGCTTGAATGAGTCGATCGTACGAGACGTTGAACGGCTTTCGTGCCACGCCCTCACCCAGCGATGCGACAGACGTGCATATCTTGCCGATTCAAGTAGCGATTGTCAACTTACTCAATTCCCGGACCCACTCCATAGACCTCAGCCATCTTGTTCTGCACGGGTTCGTCGATCGGCATTCGGCCCTGCTCCATGAGCGACAACACGCTCGGCATGACACCAATCAACTCAGCCGCCTTGCGTAACGTGAGCCCTGCGGCGATCCGTTGCTGACGACAGACTTTGGAACCCGGCCGCGAAGCGAGCATCTCCTCGAACCGCTTCATCTCGGCATCGGCTGCGTCGAGTTCTTCTTGTGGAGGCCGATGACCGCACCGAGGACAAGCGGGACGATCGCCGGCACCGCCGCACCATCCGAAACGCTTGCCACATTTGGAACACGAAGCGTCGATCATGCTTGGCATAACTCACCTCGAAGGGTATCGGTTCCGATCCTGGCGATCTGCTTTGGCGGCCAACTCCATCCGCCACTCCAGAGAGCCGATTGGCGCAGGGCCCTTCTCGTGTAACGCCATCTTCTGGAACTTCTCAACGCCGAGACGCATCATCACGAGCCACATGAGAGCGCCAGCGATCACGCGGTCGCCGTGGTTCGAGCGTGCGCCCGAGGGATCAGGGCCGCCTGCGTGTTTGGGATGCTCGACTGTATCCTTCGTGTCCGAGAAGCGATAGTGCTTGCAGTCGTCGAAGGCGTCCTTCGACAGATCGACGAGTGCATGATCCCGCAACGCGATCGTATACTGGTCGAGCAAGTGACGCTTCGAGCCGACGACGTTGGGGTTCCAGCCGGCGATGTCGCTGATCTGCGACGTGCCGCGCATGATGTCCTTCGACTCGCGGTAATACAGCCGAGTGTAGTGGACTTTTTTCAGCGTCGCCCCAAACAAACCGCCAGGACCGATCGACTCCCAGCACAACATCGCCGGCTGGCCGTCGTAGTCCTTGAACAACCGGCAGATCGCCACGCACGTCATCGCGAAGTCACGCGGGTCTTGGTCGCACACGGCAAGCTCCGCCACCTTGCGACCGATCCGAGCGTCTCCGACCGCGAGCACCGAGTTCGACGAGCCCACGCCCTGACTGATGTCAGCGCCGGCACCATAGCGACCTGGCGGCAACTCCAACTTGTCCAGCGGATTGATCCAGAGCTTGAGCGGCCCGCCGAGCGACTCAATCAGGCTGATCGGCGTGGCGTCCGCCGGGTCATACTTAATCGAGCCCTCCCACAATGGCGGAGTGCACCGATCGCGAAGCGCCTGGATCATCAGCGCGTCGAAGTAGTTCGCCTGCGACTGTTGTGGATTGATGTCGAGGTGCTGCGCCACATCGCGATCGTTCGCTCGGCGCTTGCACTCGGCGTCATAGGTCGGAGACCGGAGACCCGGGAACGGCCCACCAGTCGGACGCCCGTCTGTGACAAATCTGTACTCAGGCGGGTAATGGTAAGTTTTGTCGAGCACCTCGTAGCCGTACTTGCCGGTCGAGCGATAGAGGCCCTTGCGCTTCTCGGGGTGCATCGTCCAGTGGAGGACGAATTTCGGGATCACCTCCTTCTGAGTCAGATCGTAGAAGCACCCCGAGACGCCGTAGTGAGTGCCGATCACCAGCCTGGGCCCGGTGTCTGCGGTCTGGCCCCAAATCTTGTAGCCGTCGCGCTGCTTCGAGAACTCATCGAGCAAGACGAAAGTCACACGGTCGCCGACGCCTGACCGCTCCGTGCTCGCGGTGCCCGAGATGGTTGACCCGTTCGCGAACTTGAACACGAGCTTCGACTTCTTCACCGAGTACATCCACTCGGGCAGGTGGTCCAAGATGAACTGGACCTTCGCGAACAACGTGCCGTCGTCGCCAGTCTTCTCGACCGCGTGTTCGGTGTGACTGACGCATAGCACGCGCTTGTTCTTGTGGAAGACGCACAGCCACACCGCGAGAAAGAGAGCCAGCCACGTCGCACCCATTTCGCGCGACTTCTCCCAAAGGATGTCGCCGGCGTACTCGCCGAACAACCTCTTGAGCGTCGTCGCCAGCAACTCCTCCTGGCACTCCCATGTGATGAAGGGCCCAATCTCATGCCCGACGTGCTTCGGGTTGATCTGCCACCCGAACAGGTTCAAGAAGGCGATGATGTCAGTCTGGCAGAGCGACATGACCGCTTTGCGGTACTTCTTCTCGCGCCGGCACCGCGCGAGAATCGAGCGCCTGAGCTTGAGGTTGCTGGCAACGTCCTTCGGGATTTTCAGGTGGTGGGAGCCGATGGTGAGCATTCAGCGTACCCCAAGAAGTGATACCGGCCGCTCTGGAGATAGTACACGGCCACGAAGTGTTGCGATTCTTCCTCTCGATACTCGACGCACTCTCCGCACGGGCAGCGCTCGGTGAAGATGCGCTCCGGCGGCCACTTGGTGAGCAGCTTGATATGCGCCCCGTCGTGAGGGCCACCGATGAGCGACGCCGTCACTGATTGCTCCCTCCTGGACCACGCTGAGCATTGGACGCACATCGTCGCGATGCCGCCAGTGCCAACTGCCGTCGTCCTCCACCTTAATGGCGAACTTCTTCACTTCCAAGATTCGACCAGCGAACCACCTCACGCCGCCAGATGATTGGCATTTCGGACAGTTCATTTTCCCTCCAATTCCGACAGCCTGACGTACGCGCCAGGACTGATGACAACCTTGCCATTCGCGACCTGCGAGAGATATGTTGGACTCAAATCCGATCGACGCGCCAACTCGCGCAATGAGATTGTTCGCGTCAATTCGGCGATTAACTCCGGCCCTTTGCAGGACAGTCCAGCCTGAATCACGTTGCCTTCGTTGATCCAGTTCATGACGCGCTCAGTGAAAGCGGCGAGTTGTTCGGGAGGGGTCACGGATAGCCCTCCTTTATTGTTTGTGCCGGTCTGCCCCGGCTGGCTCACCATAAAGCAGTCGCTCGCTTTTCTGGATCGCCGCATCCGTCGGACAAGGCCCGGCGTTTTTGCCGTCCGGGTGATTTGCCCCAAACCAACTGCGTTGGTGCTTTGCAAGCTGTAGCCACTCGGCCACATCTTTGCGCAGCGCAAGCTCTCTCGCCGTAAAAGTGCCTTTGCCAACAAACTGCGACAATTCCAGAAACAACTTGTCGATAGTCTCGGTTTCAAAAGTCACGATTTATCCTCGCTTTTGTCTAGGATTCGCTCACAACCGTTGCACCAGTTGTAACCTCCGATGCCGCCGCCTCCGCCAAGGCCGTAGCCCGGTTGAATGTCGTCAGAACCGCACAAGGCGCAAACATTGCGCTGTCGCTTTTCGTCCCAAACCGTCACGGCTTTCGGGTCGATTGGTCCGCCGCCACAAACAAAAACTCGTCGTTTATTGTCGCTCATTTCGCCTCCGGTTTTATCCAAGGTTCAGCATGGTTCTCGCGGCAGAATGACTCATGCAAGTCCATCGCCTCATCTAATGTGTGTCCGCCCATATTCGTGCAGTAGTAAAAGCCGCAACTGCGGCAGGTCCAGTCAATTCAACAGTGGAACGGCGGCTCTGTGCCGTTTGGATGGCCTTCGATTAACTCCGAACCGCAACGGCACTGGCTCATTTCGCCTCCGGTGGTGGGAGTGTTGCGACGTACCCATTAAGCCATGCGTTGTACGCATCGCGGAATTTGTTAGCGGCAACTATCCACTCTGCTTTCTCGCCCATCCAATCACCGCCGTTGACGTTGGCGATTAGTCCCCATGCTGTTTCGAGTAAATCTGCTTCCTTCTTTGTCCGCAACTTGGACTTCCCTGATGTCACGCTCATCGACTTCACCCTTGGGCAAGTGGCCATCTTTGATTAACTCACGCAACCAGGCTGCCGCGCGTTTGTCGCTATCGTTGTAGAAGTCCATTCTGGCGGTTAGGCTCCTGTCATTTCCTTGCACTGTTTCCACTGAAATTGTGCCGTCGGATGCCACCATTCCATTGCGTACCTCCAAAAAGAGTTATCGCGCCGTTCGTTGCGAATGATTCCAACCGAATCCACAGAGTCGGCATTCGCCTCGACCGCAAGACGTAACTTTTCAACCGACCCGCAGCGAGCGTAATGGAATCGCAGTTTGTTTTCGTGGCAGTAGTCTGACCATTGCGCTGCCGTCGCCTTGAATTCGTCCGTCCCGCCGAGAAAGAGCGTCGATATGGTTCGGCGGCCTTTCTGTCGCGTCGTCCCGTGCCTTAGGAATTGGTCCACCATGTCAACCGTCATTCCGTCTTGTAGAGCCAGCGCGTAAGTCCAGCGCGGCGACTGCGGCAGTTCGTTCGATGCGTTCAGCCAATTCTGTGAGAATGCCAAGCTATCAACCCCTTGCCCCGGCAGATCTGGCAACACAATAAATTCAGCGGGGAAGTCTGCCCGCATTTCAACCGCTCGCCGAAGTCGCTCAACAAACGCTCTGGCGTCCCACGACTCATTGTTCACCCAAGCGCCATACGCTCCGTTGTCGAGCGCCCACGGCTCGCCGATGTACGCTGGTTTTGGTGGGTCTCTGTTGAACATGCGACCCCACTTGAGAACTTCCAGCCAGAACAGTTTCCAGCCGTGGAACTCGCCAACGAATACTTGCGGCTTAAATGGGTGCATCAATGACCTCTAGGGAAATCCTTGTGATCTTTTTCGTTCGCTGTTTCTTGACGATGCGTTGACTCCATGCCAACAAGTCGTCAATCGCTTCCTGCCGCGTCGGGAACATCGAGCCGCCGCAAGGCGATGGATTCCACCAACTCCATCGTCCGTCGTGCCATTGGTTCGTAAGCGCCTGCGTGAGCGTATCCAGCGCGGCGATGCGGGCGTCAGGCGTCATACGCCGAACTCCAACTTGAACGCCATCGGCCCGCGATGCTCCAAGACGTTCAGCAACTCGGACCACCGCGACGGGCGCCAGACGTAGCACTCAACTCCGGCTTCCGCGAGCGCCGTCAGCCAGTTCGCCTGTGCCGCCGATACCTGGCCCGTCTCAGTTTTCAACTCAGCACAAATCAACCGTTCACGCGCCATTGTGAGGTCTGGATAACCGGCCTGACTCTTCCGGCTGTCACGAGTGTGATAGCAGACCCAACCCAGCGACTTCGCCTTGGAGAGCACTGCGGCCATGAATTCCTTCTCCGTCACCGTCTCCACGACAGTCTGCGTAGCCTTGCCGTTGACCGTCACGCCGGGAAGCGAAAGCAGCTTGGCCTCGAGGTCGGGAGAGAGCTTCATCGCACCACCAGCGGCAACAGCCGGTACGGTTTTCCAGTGCCGGCGATGTCCGAGGCCCAATTCCTATCGCAGTGATGCCAGCCCCTCGACCAATACTGGTACTCAATCGCGTGCGACGGGTATGGGTTGCTGGACGACGGCTGGCCGGCCAACCGAGTGTCACTGCCCTGGTTGAAGGCGATTGCGCTATTCATTTCACCCCCGCCTTATCCTTGGCCTTCTGCGACTTGCACTGCTTCACCCAATAACGATTCGCCTTCTCCCGATGGTCGTTCCTGAGCGTCAACAACTCATCAATGAGCGCCAGCACATCCTTAATCTGGAACCAACTCTTGAGCGTCATGTCGGGACTCTTTTTGCACACTGCCCGCATCGTCGGCCGTTTCGTGCCTCCAAGCGATTCGCACTCATCGAGCAGGCAGAGCACGTCACGAGCGACAAGCAAGACCAGGTACGTCTTGGACTCACCGCATTCTCTGCGGAGTTCGTTGCAGCGGAGTCGGGTGAGGTTCGGGAGCGGGGCCATAAATCCTCCGTGAAAGGTTAATGTGCTGCCCTCATCGCAGCCCCAAGCGTGTCGTGTTGACTCACCACAACCCCGTCGCGGTACAACGTGTATCCGTTCGCGCTCGCAGTAATCGCCCGCTCGCGCACACGTCCGAACTCCACATCGTTCGCTTCAGCCATCCGAATCTCCAGTGCCCTATTTGCCAGCCCCGGCCGAGCACTCGTTCACTGAACATCAGCGAATGAACCCGAGTGTCCTTCCAGTGAATCCCCCACCCGAACACCCGAAACCACCAGAGACCGCGGCGACGAAAGCCACAAATGATCGGCGGCTTCAACATCACCACACCTCCGTCGCCTCCAACAACTCCTCAATCATCCGCTCCACGTCCCCAGCCACCTCCGCCCTCTCAGCCTCACGCCCACACGTCGGACAACAACCTACCTGATCCCACTTCACAACTCCAGCACTTTTCTCCACCCGCAATTGCCGCATCAACTCGTAAAACTTCCGCGGCTCAGCATCCTTCAATGCCCGTAAACTCTGCTCCTGATATGTCCGGTCCCTCGGATTCGACCACACCCACTCCATCGCCTCCAATTCGTCCCGTACCTTCGTCCTCAACCCCTTGTCGATCGCCCGCTCCCTCGGACCACCCCCACCCTTCGGCTTGCCCGCCTTCACCCAACAACCAAAACACCGAGACCCCGCTCGGTTCGAAGCCTTCAAACCACAATCCTTGCACATCGTCGGTTTCGACATGACCAACACTATACCAAAACCTGCAAAATCGTCAAAATTGCGTTCGCGCAAACCCTTACACCATAAGACCGTAACCCCTTATTCCTCACATGAGAAATATTGCGTTTTCACACCCTCGGCACCAGAAGACTTCCCCGAAAGTTCGGACTGACTCCACCCCCTTAACTTCAACCACCCCAACCTCGCCTCCAACCACCACTGCATGAGGTAGAGTTGCGGGGGAAAAAAGAGAAGGTATAAGTCTCCCTGGGTGCCGCCCCCACCCCCTGGGGGTCCGGTTCAATCCTGCCGCGTCGGGTCGGCGATCGTAGGGGCCGGCGGGCTGCGGGTTGACAGTGTTCGGCAGTAGTGCAGGGATGCGAGCGTTCGAGCGGGGAATGGGAAGGGAGGGAGGGCCGGCCCGCACTGCCTGCCCTGCCGTTCCTCGGCTGCCTTGTCGGCGGCTTTGCTCGAATGTCCGGCGGCCGCGTGGTGCGGCGCTGGTGGTGATCGGTGAACATTCTTGGAGGAATAGACGATGAGACTAGGCGAACTGTGCACGGTGGTAGGTCGCGTCGGAGTGTATCGAATTGGCGAATATCTGCCCACACACACGGGCGAACTAATGGCCAGGGTCGAGCCTGTCTCGAAGGATGCCCGCGTTGATGTTTGCTGGGTGCAAGCTAAGCGATTGAAGCCCCAGCGCCGCGGGTCCTGCGAGTTCTGCCCGGCGATCGGTGGCGGGTGCATTGTGTGCGGGGAGGGCCGCCAGTCATGCTGACCGATCGCGCGGCATTCTTGGAGGCGATCAGGGCCAACCCATTCGACGCATTGCCTCGGATGGTATTTGCCGATTGGCTGGACGAGCACGGGGAGGGCCGCAAGGCCGCGCACTATCGGGCGGCCGCGGCGCGATTGCCGGCTACACTCGAAGCCGTGCGCCTCACAAGGGCCTGGCGGCGCATTTGCTACTTGAACGGGCGCGACCCGTTCTATCGTCGCGAACCAGCACCCGGCGAGCGCCGCCGGTTCTATTTCGTCGTCAATCGCTGGCCGACACACGACCTACGCACCGCGCACCTAGCGACCCTGGCCGAAGCGCGCGCGGCGATCGGTGAGTTATTGTCCCACTGGTTCGGAGCACCTCCGCCGGCCTGCGAGCGCGAGATTCAATGGATCGAGACATTCATTCAGGAGACCTACAGCCCATGACGACTCAGCCCGAACTATTCAGCCCGTGGGCCTCGACCTCGACCAAACAGGCCGAGCTATTCGAGCCGCCGACCAGCGACCGCGCCTGTCCGCACTGCGGCCGCGGCCTGGTCGAGACGCCGGAAGGATTCAGCACTTGCCCGCTAGGACACATGAAACTGATCGACACGCGACCGATCGGCAACGAGCACTTGCTCCGCGACCGGTGGCGTGAGGAGAAGATTCAGGGGATGGGAAGCCTCTACGAGGCGCTAGGACTGCTTCCAGCCAGTGACGCCGCCGACATTGTGCTCATCCGCTCGCACGTCGCCTACTGGACCGGCCACGCCGCGGCCGAGCGCTGCACGATCAATCGCAGCAGGGGCCATAGTTTCCGCGTGACCGGCGCGCGTGCTGACCTTGATCGCGTGGTTCACGTCGTGGATCATTACGACCACCGCGAAGGAGTGATCGGTTGGAAATAGTGGCGGCTCGTGCGAGCCGCTGAGACTTCTACTTGTTGATTACTTGTACCCTCTTGGAGTGCTCCACATAAGGAGAGTACGACGTGAGCCACCCATGCGCCCACTGTGCGAGCGACGGCCGCGATGTTCGCGAGCAATGTTGGGCTTGCGGTGGCAGCGGACGCACCGCAACCGACTTGAGTCAGTACGAGTTATGCGAGGATTGCAACGAGCCAACCCTGGAGCGCGAGCTTGACGACAATTCGCGCTGCGAGAAGTGCGCTCAAGCGCACGCTGTAATTGAGGCCGATCGAGCGTACGAGCGAATGATGGAGGAGCACCCGTGCGACGGATTGCCGCGCCCACGAGGAGAATCCGATGGATGATGAGAACTTGACGCAAATGTCGGGTGGTCTTCGACGCCTGGCCGACTTCCTCGAATCGCATCCCGAAGCGATTGACGACTGGAATGAGGTGGCGATCGTCGTCGCCCGGCCGCTCGGGAATGTGCTGCGAAAAGGATATGGCAAACTGGAGAAGTGGGGCAATGGCGTAAGCGATTACTTCCATCTGCTGAAGCGATTCAGCAACAATGTACAGATTCGCTGGGTCCAAGAACGCAAGGAAGTCTGCCAGCGCGTGCAGGTTGGCGTTAAAAAAATTGAGGCAGTGCCCGAAAAGATCATCGTGCACCCGGCCCAGCCGGCCAGGGAGGAGCCAATCTTCGAGTGGCAATGCCCGGAGTCTTTGCTTGAGACGACGGCTGAGCAAGACGCGGCCGCGGCCGCCGAGGCTAAGGATCGCACCGAGCCGGACGCTCCGCTCGCCGATGAGGAGGGCGAATAGATGCGCGTTGTCGTGATCCTGAACGAATCAGGCGAGATCGAGGGAGTGACCATAGACGGCACCACGGCTGATAATGTCACAATCCGCAACTATGACGTGATCGACGCCGACGAGAGCGACATTCTAACCGACATGCACGGCAACAAATACACCGAGCGGGGATTGGTGATTTGACACCCTGACTCTATTAGGCGGGCCGGCGAACTGTTGACGCAGCGCACCGGCCCTGACTCGAAACCCTTGTTAGGAGAGTTTAGAGCTATGGCACAACTTACGCGCCCGAGGTTGTCGGGTCAGCTTCGGGCGATGGTCTCTTTCGCTCGATTCGCAAACGAACACAATTTGCACCCCGGTGACTTGGCTGATTTGTTGGCCCTGGCTCGTCGCGCCTTCAACGCTGGGGAGCGATATTGCAACACGGGAAGCGAACGCGACGGCAACGCCGAACAGAAGACAGGCAAAGACTTCGAGCGCAAAGCAAAACTAATGGGCTTTGGTGTGCAATGGCCGGGACTCTGGCCCACGCTGACAAAAGGCAAACGGCATATCTATCTGCCGGAGGTTCCATGAACGCTACAGACTTTCTCAACGACATCCCTACCACCATCGCTCGCGCCGCTCACTACTGTACGTCATTCGAGCCTGAGAAGCGAGGCGACCAGGAACGACAAGGCTACGCGCAAACACTCGCGCAAGACTTCGAGCAGCTTTCAAAACTGGCCGACACCGACGAGAAGCGGGCCACGCTTGCCGAGGAATTTGCCCGCTATCGGGAAGGATTCAGACGGCGAACCGTGGTTCAATTGGTCGCTAAGTCTCGCTGTATGTCGTCCATGATTACCGGGCCTTCAAACTTCCCGACTCGGCGCAATGAAAAGCGCAACGCTACAGAGCGCAAACGAGTAACCGAATTACTCGACTTCCGGGAACGGGCACTCAAGGCGATTCGCAGAACGCTTTGCCCAGAATTGCGGCCGATCATGTCGGGCGACTCGGACGCAACGCAGAGACTTCACGAAAAGATAGCCGAGGCCGAGAAGCTACAAGCCACGATGAAAGCGGCCAACGCGATCATACGACGCGCACCGAAGTACGAAATGACTTCGGACAAACTCTCCGCCTTAGTCGAAATCGGAATCACGCAACGGCAAGCGCACGAACTCTGCACCAAGGATTTTTGCGGTCGGTATGGGTTTCCTGACTACGAACTGACGAACAACAACGCCAACATAAAGCGAATGAAGGCGCGGTTAGCGCAGGTCAGCGCCGCACAGTCCAAGCCCGATTTGACGATTCAAGGCGAGGTAGCAAGGTTCGAGGAATGTCCCGGCGAGAATCGGGTACGTCTTTACTTCCCAGGTAAGCCAGATGAGGCGATTCGCACGAAGCTAAAGTCGTGCGGATTCCGTTGGACTCCTTCGCTGGGATGCTGGCAAGCATACCGGAATTACCGATCTATCGAAGTCGCTAGAACCGTTGCGGCGGTTCCGGCCTAACCCACGGGGCCTAACGGCCCCTCTCTAACACTGAGGCGTTGGCTGAGAGGCAGGGGGCAATGACCGGATTCACCCGCCTACGCCGCGAGTCCGGCGCCTACGTCCACAGCGCCGGCCGGCAACGAGCCGTGGTCCTCGAACTCGACGCGAGCCGGCCGAGCTTGCTGGGGTTCCGGCTCAAGAGAACGAAAGCTGTCTATTACCTCCCGGTGGATTGGTGCTATCGGGAGGCTGTTCGAAACGAACTGGCCCGCCGCAAAGCAGAGCGGGCGAGACTGAGAGCGGCGGCGGCTGTCGCGGCCCATAAGGAAGAATGGGAGACGGTCGAGAGGCTGGCCTATCGAGTGGGCCAGCACGCCGATCGTTCCTGGTGGAGCGGTCATATCTCCGACGGGTTCGGGGGCCTGGCCTTCGGCGGCTCGTCTCGCGGCTGCGAGGTCGAGGCCCACGCCGTGCGCATCGCCCTCGCGCCCCGCTGGGCGGAGGCCCTGGGCGAGCGCGGCGAGTTCCACGCCCAGCGTGGCATCACGGCTGCCGTATATGGTGGCCCGGTTCGACCGACCGCCTGCCGATCGGCCTTAGTACCAGCCGTCATCGCGGCGAGAAGTTGACGCGGCCAGTCATCTCGACCACGAACCACGGACCCCTGATCGTCTCGTCGACGTATTGGGGGTCCGAGCACGAGAAGCGGGGCAAGGTCTACTGCTCCGTCAATGCCGGATGTATCCGGCTCTTAGTGCCTCGGCGCGCCCGGAGGCTCATCGCCGATTGCCGCAGCGGCAAGTACGCAGTCCTGAGTCGCGGGCCGTGGCCGCAAATGCGGCTGGACGATGCGGTCGAAATCATGTGGGAGGACGGCAGCGACAGCCCGTTCGCCATGCACTTGTCGCCGGAGTCGTTCGACCTGCTTCCCGGCGAACCCGCTCCAGGGATGGAGTGGACAATCAGTGTATGGGACGAAAAAAAGGGGCGGCCGCACTTGGCCGTACAGAGGAGATGCCACTGGCGGCGAGTGCCGAATCTGCCGTGGCTGAGACCCTGGGAAGGGTAAGGAATCGCGGCGATTTCATCGCACTTCGGCGGAACGGTGGTGGATCGCTGGTATTGCGGAATCTATTAACCTGCCGGCCGACCGGCCCAACCAATGAGGTGTAACCGATGGGTAAGTCTACTGCGATTGCGGTACCGATGCGATCCGCGAGCAATCCGCTGGAGCTTCTCCAGTACGCGATTGACCACGGAGTCGGCACCGCGGAGTTGAAGGAGATGATGACGATGG